AATGATACCACCACCGGCAGCAGCCCTCTTCATAGCCTCCAATTGTTCTGGACTATGAATAGTATAATTAGGAGCTACTGGTGGGTTTCTAGCGTAATCTTCTAAAGATACTGGGGAGTTGTACGTTTGTGCGGCATTAGGGTTCTGAACTTGGCCTCTCTCTGGTAAAAACACACCCTCTTCCAACTCATCGATTTTTTGTAGAATGGTTTTCCATTGTTTTGCTGTAGGTTTCCAAGCTTCTCTATCTTCTTGAAATGCTAACACACCTTCAAGCCACATTTTAAATTCTTTTACTTTCATTTTACATTATATCCCAGACAGTTTTATTTTTTAAATACTTATTATATACATCAACACTTGACAGCATTATCCAATTATTTGGTCCTAATGCATGACATAGCATTTGATTTCTATGCAATGCAATTGTATATATGTTCACAGATTGTATGTAGTCCACGCACCTAACGGGTATATACGCTTGTTTCATCTTTCTGTGATTCATTACCAATGCTGTATACATCCCTTTTGTTAAGTCAGAAGTCACGAGAGTATCTAAATCGTGCGTGTCTTCTGAAGACACCAACATGTGCCAACTTGCTGGCACTTTTATAACATATCCCATTACTTCTATTACTAATGCTGGTGTGTTAATACACTCTAACATTTTTATTTTAGATAAACGAAAATCCATTTCTGCTAAATTAAGAGTCCAAAAGTAATTGGACTTAATTGGACTATCTAAATTATCAATTATTATTGGGTTTGATTCATCGTCTGAAATGATCATTAAATATCCGGAATTATATTTTTATATTGTAAACTGATTTTCAATCAATGTCAACTACTTCATCATCAATTAGCTGGTTTAGGACATTATATGTCTCATTTGGTTTCAATTGAATTTTAGAATTCTTAAATTTATATTTTTCTTTCTTATAAAAAGCTATTCTCTTTTTATAGTGTATCATTGAGTATTTTAAATTTGAATGTATGTCAAACACATTAATATGAGTTTTGTCGTGTGCTTTTCTTAAACCACGACCCAGTGACTGAATGACTCGAATATAGCTCTTGCCGGCATCAATAATAACTAGGTTCTTGATTCTAGGTATATCCAATCCGGCCTGAACTAATTTATAAGTAGAAAAGTGAACTATATCGTCTCTGTTGGCATATGATTTATATACAGTTTGTCTTTCCTTGGATTTTGTCTGACCGTATATGAATACGGATTCTGGTATTAACGCTTGTAATTTCTTACCGTGTTTAATGGAATTTAGAATTACTAATGTGTTTCCAGTACGAGCTATATTAGAAATATATTTTACCAACTCTTCATTTCTATTATCATTTTTAGTTATATATGATGCTTCTGAACTATAGTCTGGGAAATATCCTAATATAAAATCTTTATATGATATCTCAGTCTCTTCATTTTCTTTTTGGAATAATCTATATTGTGGATTCAAATCTTCGGTAAATTCTACACAATTAATCTCTATATCAGCTAGCCAACCCTTTTCTATCAATTCACTTGCTGCGACTTCATAAACGAGTTCACCGAAACAACATCTCATCATCATTTGACCGCATTCATCCTCTGGCATGGTACCAGTCATTGCTACTTTTAATGGCATATGATTAGAATGCTCTGATATGATTTCGGATACTTTTGCCCCTGAAAGTGTATGGCACTCGTCCAATATAACCGCTTTAAATAACTTCAACACGTCTGGATTATGTTGAATCGCTTGCCAAGTTGATATCACATTATCATGATCTACAACTTTTGACTTTCCGGAATATTCTCCAACATCTACACCACACCTAACAAAAGTTTCCTTAGTTTGAGTAACTAGATCATAATTAGGTACTATCACAATTGTTTTGAACGACTGATTATTAAATATCTCACACAACGCTGCTGTTATGATAGTTTTACCAGCACCCGTACCGGCTCTAAGAATTCCACCATAATTGGAAAGTAAAGCATTCACAGCTTCCACTTGGTGTGTGCCCAAAGTTATTTGTCTATGAAAAAAATAATCCTTGTCAATCGGATTAAACTGTATTTGATACTCTTTTCTTTTATCTACAATAGAAAAATTGGTATAACCAAATTGTTCTAATTTTACTATAATTTCTTCCGCTAAATTAGCTGCGGTCAAACCATTTTGAGAAAAAAATCTTTTCTTTCCATCCCATCTACCTAACTTGTATAATGGGTGAAAAAAATACTTGTCAGTTAGAAAACCATACTTATTATAAAAGTAATCATAATGTTGCCGAAGCAATCCAGAGAACAAACAGTTATATTCATTTATAAAAGTTATTGTAACTTTATTTTTTATAGTTTCAATCATCGTAAATAACTGTCTCTTGAATTGCTGCTACTCTAATCTTTGTTATATTATTTAATGCATAACCACGCTGCTCAAATGATGAAACAGCGGATCTAGCTTTCATATATAATTCTTTAACCTTCAATGCTTTTTTCTGAATGTCAATAAATGATGGGTGATCATCCGCCATTCTTTCTAGCATTCGCTCGCCATAAGTTTTGTCTGATCTTTCTATGATCCGCCCAATTACTCTCATTTTTATTTCTTTCACTTTTATTTCTAGATAGTCATTCAAAATTTCTATCTCAACACGTAATTGATCGTAATATGAATACAAAGAAGGTTGCTCTTGATTACATAATTGGATTGTCTTATTTTTCAATGAAACATCTTCTTTTAATTCTCTATTCAGGACTAACGAGTAGGCGGCAATTATTTTGTCTAAGTTTGACAAATCTTCAGATAATTCATCTATTATTGCCATTTAATTTACACTCATGTTTTGATTTTCCATTACTTCTATTATTTTTAAATTCACAATCTGCTGGTCATTCAATGAATTTATATCAAAACCAAGTATACTGATATCTTCAGGTTTTGTCAAAATTTCTAATATATCTGCAAATTCTGGATTTTCTATTATATGAGTTTCTAAAATATTAATGTTTATATTATCTTCGTCTAGTGGTAATGTATTATATTTTAATAATTTTTCTACGGTATCTTCTTTTGAAGTTGCGGCTATATGATTAACATCCTTAATGTTTTTGTATATGACAAATGCAGAATTAGTATCCAATGCTTTCAAAGAAACCATCAACTCTATATTTTGTAAAAATTTATTACAATTACTCTCGTCTATCACTACCTGTCCCTTATTTGTATTGACAATGTCCCCAACATTCGGAGACATATTAAGCCTTAACATACAAAAACCGGGCAGAACATCCATACGCTCCAGCGATAATAAAGTCATTTTACGGACTTTATTTAAAAAATATTGAACGGCCTTTATAATATTTGGCTCAACAATTTCAATTACATTATTTGTAATATTATCGAAATCTACGTCTCTTTTGCACAATAGTGAAGAAATTTTTGGAGTTTCCATCAGAGTCCTTTAAAAGAAGAGAGGGGTAAATACCCCTCTCTATATTTACCATATTATCAAATCAAAATCAATCACTTAATGCGAGTTCTTCTAATTTTTGCCTCTTAGCGTCTTCTGCTGAAACTTTTGGTAATTCTTCTTCACCGCTCATTTCCACAACTAGAGATTCTCGCTCTCTTAAAATCAAGTCTTCCAAAACCTGATCTTGAATGTCCTTAAACTTACTAGATTGAAATTTAGAATCTTTATATGTATACCACGCACCATTTCTCTTAATTATTCCTAGAGACTCAGCAGCTTGTAATATACCATCATATGGGTCTAAACCAGTATCATAAGGAACTGTCAATTCTACCTGTTGGAAAGGTTTAGTAAATCTTACTTTCCAACCGAAAGCTTTCATACGTATACCATCAATTTGACGAGTAGTCTTATCTCTATCAAATAAACGTGAGAATAAAACTATCTGTGAGAATGGAAACTTCAATGATTCTGTCATTTTAAATGGTGGGTAGGCATTCGGCGTCTGATCGACGTATACCTGTTTGGTGGCAACCACGGCTACTGGCATATCTTGAATATCCTGCATAATTGTTACTAACAATTGTTTCAACTTCTTAGCATGCAACCCCTGATCATTATTCAATTCACCAGTCTTTTCGTAGGCATCCAATGCATTATGAATGAACAAAAAGTCTAGAGAATCAATACATATTAATAATTTCTTTGGATCTTCACCAGCTTCACCATTTCGATACATTGAGAGAATAGTATTCACTGCGTTAATGCATAAATTGACCTCATTGACGGAGATTCTGACGAAATCTTCTCTATCAACATCCACACCGATTGCTCTCAGGTAATCATAATCCAGCGCATTCTCAGTATCTATCACTAAAACTGAACAGTCCTGCTTCTGAGCGGATTTTATCACGTTCCCTAGTACGAATGACTTACCTGACCCGGATGGCCCTACGAGGGCTGTAAGACGTCCCTGTGGTATCCCTTTCCTATAACTACCTGACATAATTTTATTAAGTACAAATGATCCAGTATCTATCCAAAACTTTGGAATACCGTCACCCATTCCTATACCTTCTATTTTTGAAACTTTTGTTTTAAACTTTTGAAATGCACTCATATTAATTTCCTTTAGAAAAGAAAAAGCCGGGGGCTATGAAAACCCCCGGCTTTTTTACATCATCTTACTTCTTTTTGAAACGATCTCTAATCTTAGCTACCGCATCACTTTCTACGACAGTCTCTGTAGATGGTGAAACTGCGCTAGCAGCCACTTGTTCAACCACTGAAACTTTAGGACTTTCCACCGTCTTTGGTGTAATAACTTCCTGTTCCGCTGGAGTGTCGCTATGATCTTCATCGTCTTCCGCAACATCTTCACCCGTCTGATGTGCTGACAATAGTTTTTCAACCTTATCCAAACCGGGATTAGGTGGTAGGTATGTTGACAAATCAACAGGCTCTTCCACTAAATGACGATACTCTTCTGGGATTGGACTCGTGCTGTTAATGAACTTGGAATTCAAATCATAAACAGCATATTCACCATCCTTGTCCTTTCGGATGATAAAGTTATTACCGGCATCAAGATCCCACGGATTACTATTCATTGGGTCTATCTCGTCGGTCATCTGCGCCATCATCTTCTTGAGCAACTGATTGCCTATGAAAGTCTTTATGACTTTACCCTTGAAGGTTTCGCCAGTTTCCGGATCAGGTGGTAATGGGTCTTCCAACACTAACACACGAACTGCTGCGGACTTCTTACGATAATAATACTTACCATTCTTACTCTGCTTGCCTTCCTGCTTGTAATATACTCTTGAAAGTTCACAAATAGGGCACTTTTCGCCATATTGTGTTAAACAAGGAATTGTGCGATCTTTTCCTGCGATTGACAAAGTGTGTGTCAATTTTTCAGCGAAAAAGATATTTGGATTATCTTGATTAGCATCTTCCAATAATCTGATTATTGCGTGCTGACCAACTTCCATATTCCAGAATGGATATACATCCTTACTTCTCTGATTATTATCGTATGATGATTTCTTTTCTGTTTGTTCTTTAATATGCTTCTTTAAATCTGCTAATGTACGTCTGCTCATAATAATTCTCCTATAGTCTATATTATCTTCTTGCAGTCTCGTCCGATATTCTGGACATTAAGTCTAATTCATTTCTCTTAACGCTACCTATATTGCCCTACATTCTGTGCGTTGTCAAATGTAGTTTTTATTTGAGAACCCCGGCACCTATTAATTCGTCGGATAATCTCAAAATATGTTTACACACTCCCGGTTCTCTCGTTGGGTTGCGTAATGGTCTATCTGTCTTCTTTATATATGGTTCCGGTGGATCGCCGAACAAAGAATCGTCTTTTTGATTCCAAACAGAGAACATATAATAAAAATCTAAACAAGTACAAGATACTGATACGGGCCAGCGATTTCTTTTTATCGAATAAATATAAAACACATCGTTACGTGTCTTTATTTCGACTTTCCATCTATTATCCTGTTCCACGTATGTCACACGATCAAACATGATCGAAGTCTTATATTTATTCAACTTTGTCCGTGTATTTGCAGTAACCAATAATTTTTTATCTTCTACATACGGGATGTATGTCAAATTATCAACTAATACCTGTCTTGACTTTTGATCTCTTGGAGTATCAAAAAGCAAATTAGTATTAGCCTTCAAATAGTGAATAGTAGATTTTTCGATTAAAATATTTTCCATATATGTATTTATCATGCAATCATGGGAAGTGGTAATTCATCTTCCTCCGTATTAGAAGTCTTCCAATCGTTTTCCTCGACATTCTCAAACGTATAGTATATACCATACGCTCTATCATCGAAATCACTCATTTGTTCTATCATTCTTAATATTATTAACATTGCCATAACTCTGTCATCGTTAGCCCCCGGTTGCGCTTGATATGTCTGTCCAGTTCTAATATATCTTTTACATTCGGTCAGAAACTCTATGGAATTTACTTTTAATATTTCATTTTCAATTACTTTTTTAAGTCGCAAAGAAAATTTCATCTTATTTCTTAAATCCGTGAAAAATCCAACACGAACTTTTCTGACATCACTTTTTGATGCCGCCTGAATTAATCCAGCTTGTAATTCGCCTTCATCGGTTAGATACAGCGCTGCTATTCCCTCACCAACACCGTTGTTTTCAAATGAGAAGAAAACTGTAGCACCGAAACTTGCAATATAGTTACATATATTTTTAATTTTTGCATACACCGATGCAGAGTCTAAAATGTTGGTCGTTACTTCCATAACTTGTTCTAATGATGGGAACTCCACGACTTGAATAACGCTGTAATCCAGTCCCGTTCCTGTAGCTGGGTCGCAACCGACAAGATATGTCATTTTAGGATTTATATTTTTCCACAATTTTTCTCCAGCTATCTCTAGAACTGGAATTTTATTGTGAATAGAATCTTCTAACTTCTGTAATACATAATCTTCAAACAGTGTGCCAGACGCTGTGATGAATTTACATTCATACTCCTGATCCCATAGGCGTTGACCAACTTCTCGTATTCTTTCATTTTTAAACTGTTCATCTCTTCCCGGAACAGCATTCCACGGTATAAACATATAAGCAAAATCATTATTCCCTAATTCTGCACCCCTACATAATTTTGAATATAAATCGGTGTCGCCATTTGGAGTTGATGTTATTATACATCCACCACCAGTAGCCAGTGTTGGCATAATAGAACCCCAGAATTCTTCTTGAATATTTGGCCTGACAAACGCTAATTCGTCACAAAATAGTAAACTGATTGAAAGCCCACGACCGGAATTTGGTGTAGTGGACAATGATATTATTTTTGAGCCATTATCAAATGCCGCTGTATGTTTATTCCACGCATCATCAGATATGCCACATTTGATATGCTCTGGAACCTCCAAATACATTTTTTGAATTCTGTCAATGATTTCCTTCGCTGCACCAGAGTCTTTCGAAACACACAACACATTAACATTGTCTGTAAACATGGCAAACCATAATAAATATGCAGCTACAGTTTGACTTTTTCCACTCTGGCGTGCTGAGCGGACGATACTTTTTTTCTTAGAATGAAACATTCTAATCATGTCTTTTTGAAAATCAAAAAGCTTGAACGGCACGATACCCTTTGTTGGATGTTGTACTTTGACAAAAGTATCAATAAAATATATTGGATCTATACGACATTTGGCCAATTGCTGGATTTCTTTCATTCCATATTGAACTTCTACATTGGCTTTTTTAATTCCATAAACTTTTCTACCCATACTTCACCAAATAATATATGTTATTTATTTGGTGATTTTTTTACCGTACTATCAATTCAATCCAATATATTTTGTATATAACGCTGGTCGTCTATCTAGTATTCTCATTATATCTACAACTTTGTTTTTATCCATCATACTATAATTATCGAATAGAACTACATCGACAATTTTTCCTCGCAAATAATCTACATGATTATTCAATGATGTACACTGAACCGAAGTTTGCTTTTGCATCTGTCTATTAAGTTCTTCTGTTGCTGAAACTATGACAACCTTCTGCTTCTGATTTTTATATTTCTTTGCAATTTCTAATAAAATTGTAGTATTACCATGACGTCTAAATCCACTTAGTTGGAATACTGGCAATATTGCGTATTGTGACTGATCACCAGAATACATATCATCATATAATTTTAATAAAGCTAATACACTCTTTTTATATTCCGTATATGGATTGTCTTTATGTGAGACTGAAGTAGCTATGAATTTAATATAGTCACTCTCGGCCAAATTTGTAGCAATATGGACCATAGTTACTTTTGCATCTCTTACTATGGTTTTTTTGTTTTCATCTATTAACGTAAAATGTTTTAAAGTCCCTAATTGTTCTAATATTATTTTATGTAGTATTGGGTCTTTACTTTGTATGGATATTTTATAATCCATGTCCATAGTTTGAGATACTATAAAATCCTCTAATTCAATAGACGTGCCATTTAAAATTAATAATTTATCGTTCATTATATTTTCCATTTATAGTTTTTTATAAACGCCATTTACCATTAATAATATTAATTAATGTTCTTGTTCCATTTGGATAAATTATGCAGTGGGTATGAAGCCATGATGACGGCCCCTTTCTATATTCAAGATTTAATTTAGAACTTACTCCAACTTGGAAACAGCCTTCATATATCGATGGACTGTGACTATGCGCTATAATTGTCTTGGGACCAATTTTACTAAAACTTTTTACGTTGCCTTTAGCGCCATTGGGACCGATATCACCATGGAAACCGATTTCAATTCCATTGATCATAAAATCTTCATCACGTTTTAGAAATTTTGTTCTATCTATACATTTAAGACCAGTTTGTGATTCTGGATTTGATGCCCAAAATTCAAATGGTTCGATGGTGCTATATCCAGTATCAGTTACTTTTATATTACAACATTGGTGATATTTCAAATAGTAATAAAATCTTGCATTTTCTGGATCGTTTTTGGGTTCTGACCTCATAAGCCATTTTTCTAAAACTTCATCGTGATTACTACGCACAATAATATTTTTGGAAAACGACGGAGTGGTTTCATCTATATAATTTGCTGTAATTTGTAATTCTGCTTCTACGTTGTTTCTAGCAATTAAATACGGATCATTAGTTTTTGAAAATGTATGTTTAGCATAATTTAAGATATCCGAATCATCATGATGGTGATTTCGCGCATATCCATCGTTTACATCATGTCGTACAATATATTTTGGTTGTAGTTGATTAACTATAGAAAATCTATCAATATAAGTCGCCTTTTTTACTTCTTCATTAGCAAATATAGCGTGTTCGTCACCAGTAACTAACGCAGTTATATGTGCGTTAGTTACGCTATTACCACTATAGAATTTATTAAGATCATAGAATGATCCATCTATATTGTCTGCGTGTATATGTCTGATATGGAACACGCCATCATCTTCTAGTTCAAGAACAATGGCAGCAAAGTTATGATGGAAATCACCTTTCCAGCCAGCTTTTGAATCAGTATAATTTTTCTCGGTAATTGATCCTGTTGTGGTCAATATCTTTGGTAACTTCTTGTTAGGTGTCGCAACGGTTTTTAATTGAATTTTAGGATGCGCAAAAATCGCGGATGAACAGTGAGTATAACTATCCAACCCCGTCAAAGGTTCTACCGCTGTTGGTTGAATTTTCACCTTTCCAATCATCATAAGAGAATCGGTAAGTCGGACATCATCTTCTATCAAAAATTCTTTTATCTGTGGTGCCCACCAATCGTCATTCTTGTTATTTTGAGTAAATAAAGATGTTGGGTTTTTATATCTATACGGTATGACCAATAACCTAGCATTGTTTATTTCACAATATGATAAAATAGAGTTCAAAAACTTTTGATGAATGGGAGTTGCATTTTGTGCAGACGTAATTACATATCTATTATGTTGTAATTTACTTGAGTCACTTACTTCATGTCGTAGTATTGAATCGTTTAATTTGTCCAATTTTAATTGGTCTATCTTAGCATTCCCAGACTTCATTTCTGGTAAATTCATGCCGGTTTCTTTAAGAACCGCTAATCTTCTACGTCTTACACTGTCCAATTGTATATTTAAATAATTAGCAAATTGCTCCTTGGTAAAATTCAATTTATACGCTTCCAAATACAGTCTTATAAATTCTTTCTGTGATAAAGTCTTTCCAATCATTCTTCAATATCTCCGTCTATTATAATCGCACCACTTTTTAATTGTTCTAACATGGCATTTCTATCCATGAAGACATTATTATTAACAATCTTATTAGCGCCACCGGGTTTAGATTGTTTCTTAGCTAATTTGTCTTTTTCTTGTTTTATCTTCATTTTTTGTTGGATGGCAGATAGTGCCGTCCCTAGAATTTGGTTACTAACCTCACCCAATCTAGCCTTTTGTCTAGGATCACCGACCCTATCCATTTCATCCCGTAACATATCAAAAGCATTTAACGCTTCTTTCTTTATTTCGGAAAGTTCATCTTCGATTTCTACATCTTTATCATCGTATGTTACATGTGATACGGATTGTTCATCTTCCCTTTCTGTATGTGTCATTAGAGTTGAATTACTTTCAATCCCTAAAAACTCTTCCATGGGGTGATCGGTCGCAACCGTTACTTGTTTTTTTGCCATTTATATTAATCTTCTATATAATTAGGCATATTTATCGGCATAAATTTAGTATTTTCTATATGCCTTAGTTCATCTGTTATTGATTTACCTCTAGACGATTCATACCATTGACCAAAAGTTAATAATTTTTTTTGATAAGTTTCAATGTGATGAAGATCCACTCCTAGCAATAATAATTGTCTACAATAGAACGAACAATAATCCCTATACTCCAATAACAAATTATCTCTATCAATTTTCATTTGATGATGGATCGACTGGTGGTGCCGCTGGCACAGGCGGGGATAATTCGTCCTTAATCAACTTCTGAATTTTAGCCTGTTGAGTAGCAAATGCTGTTACATATACCTTCATCTCTCTTTCAAACAGAACTAATTTTTCTCTTAAATAGTCATAGAACTCAATTTCTTTGCGAACTTCTTTCGAGAATTCGTCCACTGGTATCATCTTATCTTTGTATGTAAAATGTTTGGTTTTTTCGATTTCCATTTTGATCCTTTATTTGTCAATGGTTACATATGATTCTAAATCATCACTCATCAAATTCTGCATAAATGAAGTCATCTTTGATAACTTGTCTATGTCAGATTTTATTTGTTGCTCTTCGTATTGTAAAGTATTATTGACACCCGTGTCAATGTCAAGGAATTCTGCCACCAGTGGATTATGTGTTATTCGTTCATCATCGTCTTCAGTTACCATTCCACTTTCTATCAGATGTTTTATGTGCTTCTTTCTATCCGATAATGATGCAACAAGTTTCATCGGACCAGCCATATCAGTAATTTTCAGTGTCGATGTTGAATACTTCAACATTGCTTGTTCACCAACGCCGTCAGAATATCTAGTCTTCAAGAAGAATATTAACAATTCTCCTTTCATCTTCATGCTATCGCTCATGAATATGGAGATATAATTGTCAACGGTATTGACTTTGGTGATACCACCAGCAATAACTGCTTGTGTTGGTGCCGCTTCTCCTATAGCATCTCTGGTCTGTTGCGATGCAGATACACCAATCATATCATATTCAAATATTAATTCAGCAAGCTCTTCGGTCTTGTCCTTATCTTGTTCTGATACTGATAGTTGCTTCTTACCACCATTTGGCGACATTTTATCCAAATAGTCTACCAATAAGACATCTGGAACCTTTCCATGTTCAAGTTCATATTGTTTCAAATACGATCTAATATCGTTGGTAGTATGCCTACCAATCATTCTTTTTATGCGTAAAGAACCTACACCATTGTTTCTAGTCTGAATGATACTAGAAACAATTTTTGGAATATTATCTCGCCACTCTTTAATAGAATAGTTTGTTAAGATTGCTGCGGCACGCAGGAAAATCTGATCTTCCGGTAATTCCAGAGATATGTATAAAACGTCTAAACCTTGTAATGAATAATTCACAGCAAGATTGGTCATCATAACTGATTTACCACCGCCAGAATTTGCGGAGAACAGGGTCAACTGTTTTCTAAATAATCCACCACCGAGTCTTTTATCTAAATCTGCAATACCAGTAGTGTATCCTACTGCTTGTTCTTTTAATTTCTCAAATGAGGACTCTGGGTCTTGATAAAAATCCAACCCCAAATCTACGGCTAGCGATATGCTAGTAGCCTTCATTATGGCTTCATATAAAACAGATAGATTTCCCTTATCCACCTCTGGCATGCTCTCAGTCACAGCATTCCTAACCGCTCTCTGTTTACAGAAGAGTTCTATACTATCACACGCAAACTTATATTCACCCTTTGTCACGGTCTTGACGGCAAATGGCTCTCCGTCCACATCAAATTTAGAATTTAATATAGACGGGTCTACGATATCATTATATTTGGAATAATAGTCTTTGATAAAAGCCACGACACCCTTCAGTTTAGGGTGAAAAAATGCTGGGTCTACTATAGAATTACATCTTGTAAAAACGTCTTGTGATGATAGTAAATGTGTTACTATCAATCTCTCTTCTTTTATATTCATTAAGTTCCTTAAGAGTTTAAGGTTTTATCAACGTCCTTAATTGATACCACTTTTGTTGAATTCACTGTAGGAGCTTTTAATTCTTCTATAGCAGATTTTGCGTTCTTCAATTCTTTACGTCGATCTCTTTCCAAGAAAATCCACTGATTTTTTATGCTAGACCATCTATACAATCGCGCAGCAATGTCGGCCCCTAAATTAGTATATGTAAGTCTATGATAATCACCATCTTGTGGAGTTGCTGGAAATTCATCACCTTCCGTATAGGGTAAACCATTTGGCGGTAATGCGTCAATCCCTAAAGCATCGCGTCTTCTATCTAATTTTTGTAGATTCATGAACGGTCTATCATTACTAAATTGTAGCAATTCGTCTGATAGTTTAGGAACATTGGCGAAATCAGAACCCTCTTGAGGAACCATTGTGTTGGCGTCTGCTTTTATTGTTTGTGATATATTGTGCAAATCCTGATACTTTTCATTATTACCATCATATATGTCAGATAGTCCCATAGTATTAATTTTAGCGGTATTTTTTCCGAAAATATCTCTGGTTTCTGTGGACGCCAATGCTGGTGTGCATATTAACATCTGCATGGTAGGTTTCCAATTTGGTGTATAACTATTCACGCTCCATCCAACTGATTGTACTTCTACATACTTCTTTACTGGGCGTAAGGTAGAAGTGTATTGTGTTTCGCTTGGAAGTTCTATTATATCACCTATGACAAATGGTCTACCAAGTCTAGTAACAGCCTGATCAAATGATACCTCTAAAGCATATTCGTTATCATCCATCAATTGTCCCCATTTACCCATAGTGCTTCTCATGTCTAATGGTGTGTATTGGGCCTTTAGTTTTATAGGTAATAGTGCATATTCTATATCTCTATTTTCTAGAAATATTCTATCTTGTATATTGTAAATATGAGTATCTTCATAGTCCATCATCTGTAAAGCCTGAACGCTCCAATAATCGTTTGGACCGCCATTGAATGTTATAGGACGCAATCTCCACCAACGAGATGGTACAGTTTTTCTAACAGAGATCGTCACCAAACCGTCACAGTCAGGTAATTGGACTACTGCCGCTCCATACCATATCACACCATCATTGGAGCGCTCTAGCCTCGCTGTGGTCACTCTGTTGGTTGAGCAATTTTGTTTTATTCTTATTCTTGTTACATCTTTCTTTACATATGTGTCAATACCATAACGAAGGCGACCATTGTCTAAACGAATTGGGCCAAAATCATACCCAATATATGATTTAGCAGCAACATCTGTTCCAAATTCTTGCGATCTCCACTCTGTTATATACTTATCAAATGCATTCAACGGTTCAAAACCCGGTAGATAACTTGAAGCGATTGCTGCTCCACTACCGGTCAAATCTGTCAATGCTCCTTGTTCGTGCACACCTAACATTTTATATACATTTATATCCGCACCGCCAATATTTAAAGCTTCTTCTATTACTGAGGATATTAAACATGATTCTGGTCCAGTAGATAAATCATATCCAGTGCATAAATTGGATGATGGGCATATTACTCCAGATGGTGTTGTTACGCATGATGGAGTACCGCCACTCGTCGGTGGAGTAGTCGCAATTGGACGACCTTGGTCATCAAGTTCACAGTTACCAACCTGAGTTAATGGATCTTCGTTTGTTATCCCACAATCAGCCCCGGATAAATTTAATTCTTGTTTTGGTGGTAGATTACATGATTGACAGTCTGCCATGGGTTATCCTATTATCAACATTGGCGCAGCACCATATTCATGCAAATTCTGCATAGACCAATCGGTTAGCATCAAACGCAGTTCCTGCTTCTCTGTTTCTGCCTGTGTAATCAATTCTTGCGAATTTAAGGTTGTGCTGCCACTTGGTCCCGGTAAAGTCTGGAACTTGCCTCTAATCTGAGAGAGAATCTGTTTAGCTTCTGCAACCGCCCATCTCTGTAACCATAAATTGGTTTGGCGATCAGTCATCAAATCCTGTTCAGTTCTTTCAAATGTTGCATCAACCAAAACTCTTTCATTTCCGGGAATGATTTGCTGTACTTTTAACTCTCTATTATATTCATACCAACTATAAGTTATTTTTGTAGCGAAAAGAGTTTCTAATTCTTCGATATATGAAGCCACTAAATGATATGTTAATATATCGAAAGTTCCCATGGTGTATAATTGTTGAATTGCAGAATATGCGAATAATTCATTATTACCACCCGACCCTATTTTTAACCATCCGGGTTTCATTCTATGAATAGCCATGATATCAACAATTTTATTAAATCCAACACATTTGTTAGTCATTATATAAGTTTGTTGATTCTTCTTTAAATCTAAGAAAAAATATCCCCTACGAACGGCTGCTCCAGAATATTTTCTCAGTTCTGCAAGTGCATTGTTTATACAAACATCAATTTCTTCTTTCTTCAATTCAACTCTAACAGATCCAGCGCCTAGAGTGCTTCTAATTATTGAATGAAGCTCTCTTCTCTCATCTGGTGAACCATCATCACCAACTCCAAGCTGAAGATAGGACTGACCGCCAGCAAGCCCCGATGCTCCAGAAATTGGTTCATAATAGATAACACGCTGCGTCATGTTAGATAATAAATCTGTATTCTCTGTAACTATTTCGACGCCGTATTGGCAACCAGCATCTCTGGTAAAAAATCTAAGTACGCTTCTACCATCTTTCTTAGTAGGAGCTATCAACTCTACATTAGCAATAGACAATTTGACCACCCATGTAGACCCGTTCCAAGAATATAATTTTTCATCTAATACATTGAACCACAATGTTCCCACTGCTGGAGTTAATGGTACATATGATGGAGTTACAACCGTCCACCCCAAACCATTCCAAATGTTAAGTATTTCCGTTTCAGGATTGTACCAATATTCACCATCCTCTATTTCATATGGATCTTCTAGACTGATTATAGGATCTAATAATGTCCACTCTGAACCATCATATACATAATAGTTAGTACCGTCAAACCAAACGGTATCCGGAGACATATTATCAGGGTCTTGCGGAGAATCTATGTAATCAGCAACTCCACATGAACTGTCGCGGATAACCTTTAAAGTGTTATCATCCGGGTTAAACCATACAGCGCATTCTGGTAAAGTCGCAGCCTCCGATGGGTCCGTATCAGTTCTAAAGAATGTATCCGGCAGAACCCATTGAGAATTAACAACATCCCAGATATACAAATCATCTATCGTTGTTGCGGTATTCCACCACAAATCACATGATTTTCTATCCATAGGGTCGGTAGGGTACGAAGTAAACTCTTGTACAACCCACAACAGGTCTTCATTATCTCTTCTGTATAAAACTCTTTCGGTTGGAACATACCAGAATACAGTGTTAATCGGATATTCTTCATTCGGATCATCACCATCTTCATTCCTTTCCGCATAAACAACAACATTTAATTCTGACCACTGATCGCCAACATATTGATACATCAACTCGTCAGTCTCATTAAACCAAAAATCACCTGTTTCTAAATCGTTTGGATCTTTATCTGATAATAATACTAACTTTTCTTTCCATCGTTTTTCTCTATCATCCCACTTATAGAACAAATCGATAGCATCGTCATACCAGAAAGTATTACATGATAATAATGGTGGTAATAATGGATTTCTAGTTTGTATATAAACACATAGTTTACACCAATGGTTTCCATCCCATTGATACACGTCAGTACCATTAAACCACAATTCTCCACATGATAAATCAGTTGGAGTACTGGATGCATTTATAGTCTCTACCAAAACCCACCCAGACGTTTCATATCTGTAAAGGTTTGTTCCAGACAACCAGTATTCACCCATCTGTGGAATAGATGGATCATTATCAGAAACAATTATTTCAATTGTATTATGTGTTAAACCGGTCCATTGGTATAGTTTAGCATTTGTCTTATCAAGATATAGATGATCTTTTGACGGGTATGTTTCACTGATGATTGGGTTCTCTAAGAGGGCGAACTGTTTATTGAATTCTTTTACCAAATCACCAAAATTAATAGCATTAACACCATTAATATTAACAGTGTACTCTACATCATTTATGCTTATTTTTTGTGTATAATTTGTATGACGCAAACCGGTCTTTAAAGATGGTTTTATTCCTCCAACCACATCTATACCGACATCCTGATATGCTACTATATCTGGTGCACCACCTTCCTGTTCTCCGGTAGGGAGCGAATAAGCATGAACACCTTCTCTATGATATCTACCAACCTTATCAACAGCATAAGCAGAAAAATAATATGGAGTTTTTTCCAACACGTTATTTACAACTAATCTAGTTGTTGTTTTATTGTGATAGAACGCTCCAACTACTAGGGCACCGTCAATTACATCACCAACATGTAAATTTTTATCCGCTGTTGGATCATAAGAATAATACGTAGCATCAGTTGGAGATGTTGAAAGATAATTTGCAGCTTTAGAATTTACAGTAATGACTATTCCGTCATATGCGCCCGGAACATCTGAACCGCAACCCGCCGCTGGTGCTGGAACATTCCAAGTAAGAATAGCCGTATTATTTGCGCCACGCTCATACTTAAGAGTGATCTCTCGCCCCTCTTTTATAATAGCGTTAGGAGCGTCGGCAAAATTATCATAGATACCCATTTAATAAATCCTAATATATAGGATTATTTATAGATATCAATGTTCAATAACGTTGCCTTTATATGTCTGCCCAGCAATGTCACCATTTAAATCTCTCAATGACCTCTCAGCATCTCCAACTAATGCAACCAATAATAAATTCATAATCAAAAAGAATGTATTAGTACGTGTCTTATTATTAGTATAAACACTAGAATCGGTCAATATTGTAACATATTCATTAATCATTCCGAAATTTGGTGATGCCCAATTTTTAAATTTGTTAATAGCGGCTACCGGTATTTGTTGTTGAGAACAATCGGCAACCCACGAATTTATAGAAGACACCATAATGTTGCTAATCTCAACGCCCCATCTATCAGAATCCCAATCCTCCATATTCATATCAGTTATTTCCATGCATGTTTCATAAAAACGTTTAGTCAATAGATATAACATATCAATAAAGACTTGTTGTTTTACCGGAGTATCTGGGGAAATTTGTAAATTAGGTAATTCAACCATCATTCGATATTGAGCATATCGAAAAAATGGATGATATTTTAAATTTGCTTCATCTTCAACATTTTTATCGGAAAACAAAGGAGCGAATGATTTTTCTTTAACTATAAGTAGATAAGCGAATATTACAATACAAAAGATAAGGAAGCCTCCCCACCCATAAGTAGATAAAAAATCTAATAATTTTTCCATTACTCTTCCAAAAATTTGTCTATAATATTTATTTTACGCGCACAAATTTTCAGATTAAAATGCAGGTCGAATCTACCCAGTTGTTAAATTTGGATATTGACCACGAGGGAAACAATTTAGCGCCCTCATTAATACAGATAAATCTGGCAACCAGATTGTCACCATCTTTTTCCCATGTAACTTCTATAACATCTTTTGGTTTTAATGAAATATAGTCTTTTTCATTATCATCTATGTGTTCTGATACTGGCAATTTACAGTATTTGGTAACATAATACATTTTCTTAATTTTGGCAGCATCTTCCGCAGCCATCCTTAGTACATTTTTAGATTCTATATACTCACTAAATGTCAAAAACATATTCTATCTTCTTTTTTATAGTATTTATATTATGATGGGAGATATTGCTTAATCATCAAATCTTCATTGTCTTTAATACCTAAAGACAAGAATTCTTTGACAGCATTACTACTAGAAGTTATCGCCCACTTATTACCAACATACCCCAATGATCTACCCAGCCCTATACAGCCTCTAAGGTCGTCCATGGTGTTTGCAGCGTGAAACAGTATAGCAGACCTCTGAAAGTTTGAATCCTCCTGTAGACTCACTGTGCCCCCTACAACAGCTAGTGTTCTACCGAACGTAGGAGAATTATACCAAACGACCTTATAACGTCCTTCTGGAATGCATGATACGGATTTTTTATTATCTTCCCATGGTCTTTCAATTGTGAAATATCTATTCTCACCATAGATCAAACGTCCAAAGGCTCCGAATGGTGTATAACCGAATCGTTCTAATAAAATGTAACTCATGTAAATTCCTTAATTAATTCGGAATATTTAGTAACAGTAATTGGAACTATGAAATTATTCTTAAGATGGAATATTCTGAAAATTACATCATTTTCATCAGGTAAAGGAATACACCTAAAAAAATATAACGGGAATGCTTTTGATAATAATATTCCTAATTTATTCGCAGTTGTATAATCGTTAACCTCAAAAGGATAAGATTTTAATATGTTGCCAAAAGCTTGTTTTTGCTCTTCATCAATATTATTAAAAAATTTGTCAATCATCTTTACTCTCATTTTGTTGATATTTATCATTGTAAATTGTTAAAGTACGGAGTTTTTTTACTGTTCTAAATAATTTGTATAGAAATAAGAGAAAATAAATGAAATACACCCGCGAACACATAGAAGGTTTGGTCGTACACATCATACTCGACAAACCACTTGATATAGATGATACATTAGAAATTTATATACAAAAAGAACTTATAAAGAAATTGCACAATGACGGTGTAATAGTATTTGTATCAAATATGAAAACAGATACTAAAAACCACGAATATAATATTAGAGTAATTATTTTTGATTCAAACTTAACATTACAAGATTTCATTATATTATATAATGCGGACACGTTATCTCGCTATGGGGTAAAAAGTTGGGTATTTAGTACGGAAGACATACGAAAAGAAAAAATGGCGTCCGACCAAAAATATGCCGATGTTGTGAAATTCTATTCCGAAAATAATGGGCGCGTGGAACCAAAAACATCAACATATGATTATGACGAAATTAAAAATATAGTATTTAATGTTTGTGATAATAATTTAAACAGAGAAAGTGAAAAGGTTAATCTGTCTGAATTATCAAATAAAATAAAAGCAGCTATTGAACCCGTAATGAAAAAGACTACAGATACATTACATGTATGGACTGAATATGTTGATATGTTGAATAAGAATGGTTTTCATTCTAAAATGGGAGACATAACTATCCATGTTGATATATTCGAAGCTCCATTTGGCAAGCTTTATAACTTTGTATTTGTATATCAAACCACTACAAAAGAAACCATAAAACAGGAAGAAAAACCTCTTGAGGTTTATAATTATACAGAGTTACAGTACATTATAAAACAATGTTGCTCGAATAATATGCCTAATTTATCCAAAGATAAACTCATTAGAGATATAACATTGGCAATCAAACCAAAATTACTATCACAATTACACACAATAGAAGTGATAATCCAAAATGGTTGCTCAGATAATGCTATAGTCGCTAATGTGAACATATTGAGTTACAACAAAAAAATATTCAATATTTTCGTTACATATAAAGCACCTAAATCATTACAATCTGAGGTAGAACCAATGAGCACATCGACAAACAAAAATTATAAAGAACATATCGAAAACATAATACATAAAGCGGTAAGAACTCATTATGACTGGAAAAAATATAAGTCAATGGATGAATATGTTGGTGCCATGGTATACAACTATTGTTTAAATCATGAAGACATTGAGTTCAAAGAAATAACAAACGAAGGAAAATCACTGTTCAATGATTACCAATATAAAGTGACTCTGATGAACTTAAACACTAATATGGAAGAAGGTTTGTTGATTGTTGGAAGTTTCGAAAGAGCCATTCACAATTTAGAAAAAAATTGGTTAGAGCAAGAAGAGATACCTCTCAAAGTACCTACCAAACAATCCACTTCATATGACGGTTCTGATGTTCATTATAATTCATATTGTAGAGTCAAGAAACTATACTCAGGTTATGGTTGCGGTCAACCTAACGAAAAGCTAGAAATAGAACATAAAGAAAACACCAACTACCCGGCATTTTTAACTAAGAGTGATATGGGAATATTAGCAACCTTGACCAAGGTCTTTTTATTACATGGTGATACCACATATGATAATTACGTATTAGAACAAGCTGATCAACTATTACCAGACAAGAAATTTAAGATAGTAAGAAAAGATAAATTGGAAGACTCTTATTTCTATGTTTCCAATCACGCAGAATCGGTATGGTCAAAAGTCACATTATTAGAGCTAGTCAAACCAACCATAGAGAAACAGTTGAATAAAAAGGTTGAAATAGATTATGAACAGTTGCAGATACTGATAAAATCGTACAATGATAATGGCGGGAACATAATGTATGATTATGATAATGATAGGTTGATTGAACGGTTGGACTGAAATAAAAAAGAGGAATGTTGATATCAACATTCCTCTTTTGGTAAACGTTATTTATTATCTATAGTAAATTTGAAATTACCACAATCCCAAAACCTATCATATCCAAGGTTCAACATATTTTGATATTCCGTCAGCTTTTCATCGAACTCATTTGGGAATAATTTTTTAATATTATGTTTAGCAAACTTAAAGCGATGGTGGACAACACCATCTTTTGAATAGTAATAATTTTGATCAGAATCTTGGTCTTGGGTAAATCCTAAAGTTTTATATAAATTTCCAGACTTACTCCAACGTTTATCAGCATAACTATAGATCTGTTTCCATTTATAATTATCTTTAAAATACTTCAGCATTTTAGATGCTGTGCCAACTACATTATAATTAACATCAGATGCAAAACGCGAAAGCTCATACACACCTTCTTCAAATTTCTTTTTCATAATCATACGCGGAGTCGTCATAGTCATAACAGAAACCAATTTATCGCCTAAAAAACATCCAATCTTAATAGGCGAATTGCAATTACCTTGGACATGGTTCGCCAATAGAAAATCTTTCTTTTCTTTATTTGAAATTTCTCTTACCGTACATTTTCTAGCATATATTTTTTGTTTGTTATTCAAACCAACTATATGACGAATTTTCGAAAGTATTAAATTCTTGTGATTGTCCCATTCATGCTCAAAAACTGGAACATAATGAAAGCCTGCGTCTTTAGCTGCTTTATATGTGTTTAGGTTTAATCTTCTATTAAGATTGAACGATTCTTTATTTTCTTCAAATAATAGTAGAGAAAACAATGTATCATTATATTTTAGATCGAAAGAGTGATCGTTTATTTGGAAATTCTCTTCAAAGATATTATTGAATTCTTCTTGAATTGATAAAATGAATTCATAACTCTTGGTCCTATAATGTAAATACTGGTCGAAGATAGGTGGAAACCTATTCACTGACTTAGCCTGTTTGACAACATTTTTCATCGCATCAAGCATTCTAAGATTCGATATATCACCGCATACTTCTGCTGGGATATTCATCTTCCAACAGAATGCTTGAGACACAATATGATCTAAATTATAAACACCTTCTTGCCCAACTCTACCTCGTGGTAAATTATCTGGATTAATTGTATCGATATATTTTTTATAATTTTTTTCGGAATGGTGTCTTACTAATTTTTTATAGTTTTGAAACGATTTATGGTTAGCACAAATAAACTGAAATCTCTCTTTGTTCAACTCATCAAACCGCTTTCTTTTCTTATCATCATTACATGGTCTACAAAATGACCTCTCAGATAATAGATATGTTGGTTTTGTCTTCCACCATCTACCACATTCGCAGTTAGTATTTCTAGCTTCTATTTCATCTAATTTGGTGTTAAATTCTGTAAATTCAAACCCCAGATCAATAAGACGATTTCGCATACTAATATTTTCGTCTTTGTATGTTTCTCTTTTCGTGCATTTTGGACAACCAATCATTCCATGTTTTTTATAATTACCCATTTTTGATTTTGGTGTTGCCTTAAATACGTCCCCACATAACAAACATTTGATGTCATGGTGGTTATTTGCTATGGAGAATTCTCCAACTATCTGTAATCCTATAGTTTCTAAACAATCTGGATATGTTTGATTCATAATTATTCCTTTATTATGTTTAAATCATATCAGTTATTTATTGTAGTGTCAATAGATGTTGACAGCGATAGTAGACCGAAGAATTACCGGACCAATGTAGTAAGCTCCGCTATTACCTAGAATTTAGCAAGTATAGAAAAAGAAAAAGCCCGGTTTTCCGGGCTTTTTCAACAACTTACAACGTTTTAGTTCAGATCACAGGAACTCTAGGTTCTGTACACTTATGCGACCATAGTAGTCAGCGCTATTCCCAAGGGAAGTAGTACTATCAACGAACACAGCCTTCGCATAACGAGTCATTAAACCGACGACTGGGTTATGTGTAACTGGATTCATGATAACACCAGTGCTCATCACTGGAACATATGGACAGTAGAAATAACCAGCGTCCAATTCACCATTACCACCCTTCAAACCAACCAAGATCTTATCGTTTCCGTAAGGATCGGTTGTACCCGGTTCAGCCTGATTCCAAAGATAGCTATAAACCTTCACGCTACCATTCAAAGTACCAGCTAAGAAGTTATTTGTTGGAGCCTTACCGTTAAAATCAACGGCTGGAGCAAAAACAGCCTTCGCAGCAGAGTTAAGAACAGTCACGATCATTGGGCTTACAACCACAAAGTTCGCAGCAGCTTTACGAGTCTTACGTGCAATTTCATTACCAACTTCTGCAATCTTCACGCCCAAGTTAGCAAAACGATCACCAACGAATGCTGGAGCATAAGTTGTACCAGCAGTTGCGGAGAAGTCGAAACCGCGAATTGTACCAGCTAGTGATAACAAATCGTTGATAACTTCTGCGTCAATTTCCTGAGTAATGGTTGCAGAAAGAGCTTTCACAATTTCGCTTTCAATATTCAGATTGTGCTGTGACTTAGCGTCCTGCATGGATTCGATGGTCCAACCAGCCTGTAACTTACGAGTCTTAGCTTCAACAGCCTGAGACACGATGTCCAAAGTGACCTTACGACCACCAGAAGCTTCTAGGTGTGAACCTGAACCACCGTACAAGGAACCACCAACGGTTTCGCCATAAAGGGTAGTACCGGAAGTGTAAGTATCGGAAGCTTGTGAAGAACCCCAACCTTCACCAGTTGCAGTTGCTGCTGCAATATCGTCTGGAGCAGAAGTACCATCGGCACCAGCATATGAAATACCGGATGCACCAGCAGACTGCGCAGAACCAATTGTACCAGAATAGAACTGACGGATTGGTTTAGCATTACCAAAGATTTCATCACCAGAAGCGATATCGTATCCGCCAAACTGTGAACGTGATGCATCATGGGTTACATCTTCAGCATACTTATACTTCATGCTGAATACCTGTGAAACTGGACCGGTCATTGGCTGCACACCGACTAAGTCAGTAGCAATTGTGCCCGGAATAATACGACGAATCAACGGAAGAAGATTCTTACGGAAATTCGCAATATCATGTGCTTGGATTGAACCAGCCGCAGCAGTTTCATTTACCAAGTATTGCTTTGAGTTTTCCAACACCTGATCGGTGATGGCTCTGCGTGACCCGGATAGACCATCAAGCAATTCTGCTTTAGTCTCAGCCCAGCCTTCAGTTAACATTTTAGATTCATCTAACATAAATTTCTCCTGTAGTTAATGTTATGATTTGAGTTTTATTCAATACCAGCTAATCTTCTTAGCGAGCTACGAGCCTGATCATCTAGGACTCTCACTGGCGCTTCGACGCTTTCGCTAACAGGACGTGCTGGCGTATCTCCTGTTTTAACAACCGTTTTTACCTCGGTCACAGGCTTTTCACTCTTATCACTTTCGGCAAGTACCTTTTCATCCTTCTCCGCAGTGTGAGTAGTAACAGCAGTAGCAGATTCAGTTAAAACTCGGCCAATATACTTCTTATAAGTTTCTTCCAACTTCTCAGTTGGTTGAGTCTTTAGAATGGCTTCCATAACTTCTCTACTACGGCCAGCTAACGGCTCCAACACTTCTGCTAATTTCTTAGCATGGGTTAAAGTCGCAAATTCTTCTTTGAGTTTCTTCAACTCTTTATTCTTTGTATTCAGTTCTTCAGTTGCTTCGCTTAGTGCTGACTGAACTTTATTCTCGTCTACATAACGTGCTCTGAAAGTCTGTTCGAATGCTTCGAAGATTTTCATTCCAAGATCATTCTTCTTAGCTTCTTCAATGCTTTCCTTCAATTCTTCAAACTCTGCTGTTAAAGTCATTTCCAGATATTCATCTAGCTCTTTAACCAAAGTCTGCATATCACTCTTTACAGTTTCCTGAAGTTGTTTCTTCATCTTGACTTCTTTCTCTGCAAACTCAACTTCTAAGTCGCGGAAGTTATTAATATCTTCCTTAAGCTCTTCGATTTCCTTGGTGAAAAATTCTTCAGCCTTGGTATCCAATGCTTCGATCAACTTCTCACGATCAGCAATGAACTGTTCGGTCAATTCGATTCTAATTTTTTCTTCAGCTTCTTCTTTAGCCTTAGTAGTAACTTCGTTGATCATGGTTTCGAATGCTGTTTTAATTTCATTCTTGGTGTCTTCAGTCAATACTTCAGCAGCAAGCAATTTCTTTAGTAGTTCATCCATTGTTTTAATTCTCCCGAATAGAAATGGTATTTTCATATTATTTATGTGAGTTGTATTTATAATCAATAAAAAATAAAATTATACTTTTGTAAGTGCTTGATTTATAAGGATATTTTTTCTATAACATTATATAAAAAATTCGAAAAATAACTATTGACAGCAATAAAAAATTGCTGTAAACTATTGTTTTTATTGGATATTATTTTATGAAAAGTAACGAAGTTATAATGATAGATTTCGACGGAACCATTTCACCAATGCATGGTTTTTCTGTTGCGCCGACATTTGAAGTGGTCAACTCTATCAAGAGATTATTCGAAAGATATAGAATAGGAATCTACAGTTGTAGATTTAATAGTGAGATTTGTGACCGTATAGATGGTCAGCGAGTGATAGAATATCTAAAGAAATACGACATCCCATATGATTTTATTCAATATGGGAAGCCGTTGTTTGTTGCTTTAATTGATGACAGGGCGTACAACCCAAACCATATTGGTTGGGAAAATATAGAAAAGAGCTTAATTGTTACATAGCACTGGGATTGCCCAACCTGTTAGTCTGTGGCCAATGATCTAGCCTTTTTGATTATATCCTTATTCACCGTTTTCAAATCTTGAATGAATTGCGCTACATCCAAATCACACTTGTCTAACAGACGCAGGACTGTTGATCTTTGATCCACAAATCCAACCAGAGAAATCTCTCTATAAATCTCCGCGTACATCAAAAACAGTACATGGCATTTAGTTTTTCTAGAAAAACCATATAATGGTTCTCTATCTTTTAATATGTTATAAACGATGAACATATGTGGACTATTTTTAAACGCGCCCCTGAATGCTAGGGTTTTCCAGTTTGTTATAAACTGATAATAATCTTCTTTAGTATTAAAATATTTCATTTTAGTTCTCCTTTGAATAATTGAAATTTTGAAAATAGTTTTCTATCCGCACCATATATTGGTTCGGAACAAATTGATGTTAATTCATTGTTTCTGTCAGGCTCTCTGAATTCTATAATTTTTATACCACTGTCAGTCAGATGTGCAGCCTGTCGCATGAGATCATCCTCGTTCTTGACAGAGCATAAGACAATTGACGGGTGTTTCGCTGTGGGATATTTTTTAGTGCATTCGATAGCAGCATGACAAGACTGTACAGCTATCTGCGGTAAAGATAGGTCTGTTCTCGTTAAGATGTAAAGATATGGATTGTTTTTATGGAATGTATCATCGGACATTGCATCCGATAGTATTGAGTATTGTTTATCAGTTGATTGATAATTGTTTTGTGAAACCTACCAGCCAGTTTTTTCGTTCATTTTATTTCCTTTAAGTTAGTTTAAATGATTTTTTACTATTTCTATGCCTTTCTCGTTCTACATCATACTCTTGCATAACGTATTTATCAATGTTCTTATCTATAAAAAATTCTACTATTTCTGGATAGATCCCATGCGTGCTATGAAGTTCCTCCAACAGTTTACCGTTTAATTCGGACCGCTGTAGAAGCTTTGGTATGATAGTCTCTGCTCTATTCATTAAATATAAAAAATTTTCCTCTTCTTTTAAAATGATATCATCAATCTGCTGATTTGATTCATTTGGTCTGTTAAAACATTTTGGAGGCAAATAATCCCACCTTACACTCTCTCTACTTCTCCCGCACCATATGCACTCGCTCTCCCGCTGATCTGTAGGAAAATTATGAGTATCATTATGTAAACGATGATGACCAGCATGGTATGCATACCATGCTTTTTTTTTACATCTTTCTTGAATTGTGTGTCTTCTTTATATCTTTTGATGATTTGGTTCATAATTTTTCTGTACAAATAACATATGAATGCTAGTAAATCACAAAACAGAAACGCAGTCAATATTGACTGCGTTTCGTTATTCATCACATATTAGTTTCTCTTCGTAAAATTCCATATAAATAGATCAACAACATAGGAATTCGTATGAAATGGTTAACTGCTTCTGAAATTTGTAAGGAACTTAAAATTTCTTCAACAACTCTACATAACTGGAAGAAAGCCGGTAGGCTTTCCATCAAAAAACTGTCAGCTTCTAAGTTTCTTTACGACTTGGATCATATCATGCAAAATGAGATAGATCAAGAAACCACGTCGAACAACGATAATATTCAAAATTCATTGCAAGAAATCTATAGACATCTCAAAATTATTGAAAAAGAAATGCAACTGGTATAAATACAATTATACAAGAACATATGAGTTGAAATGATTACGATAAAGCTTCCATATAAAACAACAGACGAAAACAAAGCCAAAATTCTTGAAATACAGAAAGAGCAAAATCGTCTGTTTGGAAAAGCTTACCAGTTTCAAAAGACGAATCCAACACAAAAAGAGATGACTTGCTATTTGAATCAACAGAATTCAACGTTGGACTCGTGGTTCATTCAGTCAGCTTTTTACGAAGGTAAGGCATGGTTGAAAGCTGATTTAGAGACATATGAAGACAAATTAAGTGATTGGGAAGCAAGAAAAAGAAAAGCTATTTCGTTTAAAACGACCAAAAAAGCTGCAATTAAAAACAAGAAATTAAAACAAAAGCCATCATTATTTCGAGTTTTCGGCGGAAATAAGTTGAGAAAAGACTATAATCTTGGCAAAATTTCAAAAGATCAATACCAAAAAGACAAATTAGCACCTATTTCTGTCGTTGGCGAATCGTCTAAAAATGGAAATCGTAAATTTTGTTTACAAATTGAGAAGAGTATGGTCATTTTCAAGCCGCTTTGCGGCTTGAAAATTTAATTGTTTTTTCCAAATTTAAAAAACAACTATCAAAATTCATTGGTCGAATTACAAACATTAGCTGAGACAAAACAGATTCCATATTCAGTAAAGTTGGATTCGGAAAACATTTATATTTCATACGAAAAGCCAATTTTACAAAATAAATTCTTTCAAATCAATACTTTAGCTCTTGATTTGAACCCAAATTATATTGGTTTGTCGGTGCAAAATCCATCGCAAGAAGTTATATTTACAAAGCTTTTTGATATAAGTAGGTTGACAGACACCAACAAACAAAACTATGAGCTTTCAATCATAGCAAAATACATAACCAATGTTGCAAAACATTATAATTGTAAAAATTTGGCTGTCGAAGACTTGAGCATCAAGTCAAGAGATCACGAAAAAGGCAAAAACTACAACAAAAATGTCAACAACAAATGGAATAGAAACTTGTTGTTGCAATATTTACAGAAAAGATGCAGGCTTGTTGGTATTAAATTTTTAGAAGTAGCTGCATATTATTCAAGCATTATTGGCAACATGTTGCATCGTGGATTTGCTGATCCAGTTGCTTCAAGTTTAGAGATTGGTCGCCGTGCAACGCACGGCGCAACAAAACAGAAAGATGAGAACTTCTATCCAGATGTATCGATAGGAAATAAGTTTTGCCACCTGTTGGCTGACAAAACAGAAATATTTTCGAATTGGAAAGAAATTTCATCCTTCTTCAAAAAGAAACCGGAATTGAGATACCGGGTTCCACTTCCATCAAGGGAGTGCTTTCAGGCTTTCATTGACAAAAAATCACTTGTTTTTACATGTGATGGTGTTGTATAAATTTATATGACTTGTCATTCAAAAGATATCTTAAAATTGTTCTCATCTGGTGTTTTATACCATGCACCATCCATTTCATCACATAGAAAATTCTCTATGTTTTCTAATTGTTCCTCAGAGTATTTGGGGTTTCGTCTTGCTCTGAACAACTCCAGCATTAAATTAAAATATTGAAAAGAATTTTCGTTCATTTTATTTTATCAAATTTAGTGGTAATGATGCGAATCGAACGCACATCTAAAGGTTTATGAAACCTTGGCTCTACCAGTTAAGCTACATTACCGATTTTTGGAATAAGTAGGATTCGAACCTACGGAGCCGTTTTTTAGGCGGCTCAAAAGTTTAGCAAACTTTCGCAATCGACCACTCTGCCATTATTCCGTACTGTTATTTATACATGTGACTCTTGGGAAAGTAGGACAATTCATGTTATTACAAACATAACCCATCGACTGTGACAAATCTATTCCACATAGATTGCAAGTCATTTTTTGATGGTAACCCCAATCTCTCAACGGTACGCTAAACGGGCTTACATATGGTTGTACCTGCTTTTTCCTACCTTCTAACTGATCGCGCATATCCACTAATTCATTAATATCAATCTGTTGAAGCTGAACGTTGCGTTTTGCGTCAGTCAATTCCAACTCCAACTGTTCTACTATTTTTTGTAGTTTTAGTAGATTCATTGATTTGTTGTAAATCTCTTCGGACAATTCTAATATTCTTTTAATATTATCTTCTGATGACATTTCTAATATTCCATTTTCCTTAATAGTACTCTACATTTTTTATGCTGTCAAATGGATACGGGAGCCTCTGTCTCCCGTTTCCATTAACTATCATAATATAATTGATGTTAGAATGTATATGAAGCGCCTAACCATACATTATCATCGATCCCTTCGAGTGGTTTATCACCACCAAAGGAATAACCGACATTTACATCAAGTTCTCGCCAAAGATCGTATGATGCATAAACCTGAAAATTGTTCCATTCAACATTGGAAACCCCGTAAGCATCACCATCATAACTAATGAAGCTACCTGATGCACCTAGCAATAGTTCCTGTGTAAACGGTCGTCCTTCAACGCCTACGGCGAAATAAGTATCAGTATTCACATCGTTTGACAAGCCCTGACCAATCTCACCATAAAAATATGAGTACTGTCCTCGCGCACGCAATTCAGTATAATCATCATAATAACTTACAGGATTCAACACTCTCGCTAAAGAGACTGAGTATGTAAAATCATTCCATACTGCTCCATAACCAACCTGAAAATCAGTACGCACTTGTGTATTGTCATTTAATGGTGTGACTTCCACTGTATCGAAGTCACCAGATACATACACACCATCCCACACAACGTTATCAAACAACAACCCTAGACCTACAGTTCCCTGTGAACCTGTCAAGTCCTGACCACGATATACAAAATCTGTTCCTGCACGAAACACAGCAGTTGAATTACTTTCAGATGCTACCGCAACTGTTGATGCCAACGCTAAACTAACTGCTAAAATTAAACTCTTCATCTTATATTTCTCCTATAGAAAGATGTACTACAGTAAACAAAAAAACATCACTTGTCAATCTATCATGTCAACAATTTTTGACAGATAGTGAATCCCAAATCCCATACTTATTAATCCAACTAATATTTTTAATGCGACAATGACACTTAGTTCGGTAAACAATACCATTATTGTTAACCAAATAGGTGAAGTCATTACTATGACGATGATGAAACTTATTAACGTACTAAAGACTGGGTGGATCATATTTATATCCATAATTAAATGCCGTACCACCTGCATGATTAAACCCATTGTTGGTGTACATAGTTTTTAATATATCAGAACTTACGGATTTGTCAAGTGGCATTGCATCTAGACATAAAATTAGATTATTATCGTCGCAATATTGCTTTACCATCTCTAATAACTTCTTCGCATAACCTTTTTGTCGGTGCTCTGGAAATACTCGTAATTCTTGTAAGTATTTGATTTTGTTAAAGTTTATATCTTCAGATATTCCATACGCTGACCTACTTATAGCGGATTTATTACATTCTGATAATTCGGCATATCCTATGTTTTCAATTGATATCTTCAAGTATCTTCACCTTATCCCAAAAAGCTTCAGCTTCTTCAATCGTTTTACAGTTGCCAAAATTATAAACTGGAATATTGAGACTTTTCGCTAAGCGAATTGCCGTAGCAGTCCCACCAGCAGCGTCTTGCGCGTCAACAGTCCAACACAACACAAAAGATGATAGAATCTCATCTTCCAAAACGCCCTTAATTTGATGTACGTTTCTTGAATGTAAACGCACACCAGCATCTGTTAAACATGCAAAATGTTGCTCAGATATTATCGTTTTCAATATTTCAGTAGCTCTTTTATCAAAGGTTAAAGTGGATGTATTTTTATTAAACTTTTTCCACGGCAACCATATCTCTTTATTATCTCCTGCGCCAGCCTCAAATGCTGCATCTGCACCATCTGCACCACCTGATCTGAGTGTATAATACGGTGATAATTCCTTAGCTATTCTTGTAAATAGCTCACATATAAATGCTGGTGTCTGTCTTGAGCCCACGCCGGTAAAATATTTCATAATTTTGAAATCTTCTTTTTCATCAGAGTTATAAGTGAATAAAAATCGTGCACTAAAGTAATGTTATTGCAATAGTATTCGCATATGAATTCGACATTACCATATTTCCAGAATCCTTTAGGACAGCACACAATCATTTCTTTACCATATGTTGCCATAGCGCCTAGTTCCAATAGTGAAATTGGAGATTTTGTAGATTCTTCAAAATTTATGACAATTAAATCCGACTGAACCAATCTAGTCCATTCCCATTGAACCTGAGATTTGAACCTCGGATCTTTTGTTGTATTACCTATTGAATTATCCCAATCTTGTTTGTATGGATTGTATAAGCTTACATCTCTACCGGAAGTGGTATTGATATCTTTCACAGAATTGAAAATCTCTTCTTGCCATCTACGAGCCTTGCCCATTTCTATAGATCCTGCAAGAAATATCTTATAGTCCACCACTTCATCTTTTTCATTAATAAATGGTGAGGGAGTGTGCATGCTGATCATATTAATACCTCTTTGAGTTTTTGTACCATACACCCTTGAGAATAAAATTACAAGAAGGATTAAATTCTTGTGTCATTTTAGTTTTCTCGTCGCATGAACATATTTGCTCGTCCATTTCAGAATGTTTAATCATTCTGTCTTCAATCTTACCACATTTTTCACATTTAAAAGTAAATATCGGCATATATTTTTCCTGAACATATAAATACAGTAAATAAACTATATTAGGAGTTATTATGTCACTATTGCGCGAAACTGTCAACGACTATGTTGTAGATCGTCTTGAGGATGCTTTGTCCAAAATTGAAAAACGATGCGAAAATATTATCTTTACATATCATAGAATGTTAAAGGAAGGTGTTACTGATGACCTCCCGTTAGATATTGATGGTTCTATAAAAAAATTAAAAAAGAGACTTAAAGCTCCATGGAGAGGAATCACTATTCTTAAGAAATTCCCTAAGAATTCTGAATCCTTGGTTTTACATCGAAGACGCATATTTGATAATATGGGCAAGATTAAGAAATTAATGGTCACATTAATGAAAACTATGGGCAACCAAGTTTCTCAAGATGAGACTGGCGCACTGATGCTATAGACTCTGGCCAACGGCTGCAAACACAGGCTTCAGCTAGACAGCCTCAACAACAGTTTACTCAACAGCCACAACGTAGAATGGCTTAAGTAATAAAGAAAAACCCCTCGGTCGAGGGGTTTTTTATAAGCAACTGATCAACCTTTTTAATTCTTGTTTATCCATCAAAGGGACGTGAGTATACATAACATGGTTCCATTCATCGTCGGTAAATCCTAACATATGCGCTGTAATTGCAACCTTCCTTGATATTTTATATTCGTATATAATCATATAATCAAAATAAGAAACGTCTTCATCCGAAGATGTAAAATATCTATGATATATTGGTAAATAGTCACCATTATGTCGCTTCCAAGTTCCATTATTGCGATCATTTATAAAACTTTCACAACTTTCTATTACTTCTGATATGCATCTCTTAACAGCGCGATTATCGACCCACCTTCTACCGGTATCACAAAAACCACATCCTACAATTTTATCATTTCTGATTAACAGTCCCCATGTAGGTAAGGACATTTTACTCTTCCACTATTGCAAATATATTATCTTCATTAATCATCAAATGACCGCCATCTACCTTCATTGCTGATTCTGGCTTATATAAAATTACGTCACCCGGTCTTACTGATATGGTGATTTCTTTCTTTAACTTTTCATCATAATAAGATTCTGCGGCAGAGATTACTGTTGCAATTGCAAAATCTTCCGCTTCACCTTTTTCCAAAAGAAGGATACCACCATCGGAAACGGTCTTCTTATCTTTTCTTTCTATTAAAATGTTTCTTCCTATTGTTCTAATTTTTTCAGTCATGTAATTTTAATCCGTAGTAGTAATTGTAATGGCTATCTTTATAACTTGCATCTTTATATATGGGTTCTTTTAAATGAAGTTTTTCTTCATGTTGGTCATATGATGCAACCAATCCTATATTCCATACATCAGCATACGAAAATATACAAAATTCTTTGTTTGTGCTTCCTTCTGGTAATATAACTATATTATTGGTTTCACCTTCTATGAAGGACAAAAAGATTCCGTTTGTGTGTGACTTTATTTTATCAAAAGTTTCTTGATTTGAAACAATCATTAAATTTGGTTTCTTACCAATTTTTGAAACCAAGTTTGCAAAACATGGAAGGACTTCAGAATTTACAGAGTTGTATCTAGAATTAGTTATTCTGTTTTTATCTTTCAATAATTCATAAAATTCTAAAAATAATAAGTCTTCACGATTTACATTTACTGTTGATATAATCTTGTATTCCTGAACATCGACTCTAACATCATAGATATTATCGATTCCGCGTCTAGATAATACGTATGATTGTAATGGATTAAATAACATTTTATAATCCTTTTATAGTAGTTGTAAGTGACCAGTGACATTGTCGATCAACTCTGATATGTCCGGGCCAATCGCCAAAGCCGTTAAAGTTGGCACTCCGTTAAACTCCGTTGCTCCAGAATCTACTATCTTACTAACATACAAATCAGACGCTTTAGCTAAATCATACAACTCTAACATTTCTTGTTCCGAATCAACGCTAACGCATATTTTAGTAAATTTATTATCTATCCAATCCAATTCTTGTCTCGTAAACAAAACTTCTCCGGGTCTATCTCTTAATTGTTTAATTTTATCAATTAGAAATACATTTGAAGCATGTGCTGCCTGTGCAGCAATCTTTCCCTTACGCATATTCAAATCTTTTCGAATGACTAATACTTGCTTAACGTTCATAAACAATGATCCTATTTGAGTTAAATCATATATCATGAATTCAAAAATGTCAAATGTTTCGAAACGTGATAAATAAATATACAATCAAACTGGAGTTTTATAAAATGCGCATAGATACTTTACTAAACGAAACACAATTTCTACCATCAACAGATACTATTTCATTTTCTGACTTAACCCCTATTCAGTTAAATATACTAAGAAAATTGAATGATGGTTTATTGGATTATGAAACTGCCACACCACGCGAACAGTTAACCATAGATGAACTGGAAGATTTAGGTTTAGTTGTACAGGGTATGTTAAGCCCTGCTGGTGAGAAAATGGTGGATGTTGCGAACTCTTCTGGATATTCTTCTTATGCTAGAGAAGCTGGTCAAAAATCTGCTAAATTGAGTAGTTTGAAAGGTAAAGCTCCATCTGAGATGGATGACGTGGAATCTGATGAAGTAAATAGCGTAAGATTCTAATAATATTTAATTGTTACAATAAAAAACCCGCCTCTCGGCGGGTTTTTTTGTTTTATCGTTTAAAATATGTTATCTATTACCAATACTTTTTATAAAATTAGTTATTTCTTTAGCGAAAAATTTCTGCGCAGATTTATCGTGTTGAAGAGCTTCGCTTAATGTTAAAACTTTTCTTCCAGACTTATCTAAATCCAAACTTTCATAGACGGACATTGGTAAAGCGCCCGGAGCAGAAGGCGTAATTACTGAGTCAATTGTTACAAGTCCGAACGACGAAACTGTACCATCCTCTGCAACTTGACCTGTACCTCTACTCGAAACACCAATTTTAACACCAGTCTTTAATAGGTGATGTAAGATGTTGCCCATAGGAGTTTCTACTATAACCTTAGCCTTACCAACAGCATTAGTACCATCCATATACATTTCTGTAATAACATGTGATACTCTATCCATATTAATATTCAAACTATTTGGATGATCCGCTTCACCGAATACACCACCATATTCTTGGATTCTTTTTGAAAAATCCAAAACAGCAGTATTCATTTCATGTAATGGATATTTTCTTTTATTTCGGTTGACAATATCTGCTTGCATAAAAACACCTTTTAAAAACATGTTTTTACTTTCGCCATCCACCCCTTCAAGGATAGTATCAAGACTATTTCCAGTGCTTTCTATTAATAATTCATTTTTCATAATTAAACCTGCTGTCCAAATTGTTGTTCAATAAACTGGAACAGTTGTTCCACAGTATAAAACTCTTGCTTGACTCTTCCGTCAGCACTAATGAAAACAATAGCGGAATCGTCGTCAAGTTGATTGACGATTCTACCTACAACTTTACCATTTACAACGACATGATCACCATTTAAAGATACATCATATTCGCTTTCTTTTAAAAGTTGCATAAATTTCTTGAAATTCTCTGATACTTGTTTAGTTTTTCCACCAGTGGCTAACACACTTTTAGTTTTCTGAATTGAATATGCCTTTATCGCTTCTTGAGCAGATGCATCATCATTTCCAATTACTGAATTGATAAATTTTGTTAGTAACTCTTTCTTGTCCATTTTTAAATCCTCATTGTGCATTGGTTGTTTGTTGCATATACTTCACTAAATTTTCATGATGGTATTTGGTTTTCATTTTTTTACGCTTCTTCGCGCTTTCTTTTGACTTTTTTGATACATCATCTGTATGTTCGCAACCGCAACCACTATCAAGTATGTCACTTGGCCCAACATATTTCTGTTCCAAAAACGTTGAAAACTTTATCACTCTCCACCTCCAGAACCTCCCGCTGAACCTTCTCCAGCGGAGGTTGAAACTGATGTGCCACTGTAGTTGCCTACACTATTCATACCATACTTACCCTTCTTTAATTTATGACCTTTTTTAGCAGTCTTAAACGGTTGGTCAACTGTTGGTAATTTTGTGCAATCATCTATGGCACTATCATTTCCGGGTGAGACTATATTAAGTAATTTCATTACTTTTTAAACTTTTTGAAGAAGTCTTTCTTATCTTCTTTCTTATCATCGTCGGAATCATCAGAATCGTCGTCTTTCTTCTTAGACTTCTTGAAGAAATCTTTCTTACCCTTCTTCTCATCCTTTTCATCATCTTCTGATTCGTCTTCATCTTCTTCAGAATCATCATCGTCATCTTTTTCATCATCTTCTGATTCGTCTTCATCTTCTTCAGAATCATCCTCATCATCTTTCTTTTTGGAATTACCTTTCTTATCTTCATCATTGTCACAACCTTCTTTTACCGGCTTCTTGAATGTGACTCCTACTAACTTTTCTAAGGCATGGATGACAGCATCACATTGTTCCTTACCTTTAGCGCAAAGATTCTTAGCGCAAGCACCAATATCCTTTTCTGAACATTCTTTAACGCCTGCTGCCTTAGCTAACTTGGATAGAAATTTAACTTTCTTATCACCATCTGCCTTTTTGAATAGACTCTTTATACGTGCTACCATTTCTTTAGTAGACATCACTTCCTCATGATCTTCGTTGATCATTCTGGCTGATTTTTCTGCAATGACTTTACGAAGAGCGGCAACTGCCAAGTCTTTTTCGCCTTCAATTGCATGTTCAACAAATAGATTTAGATATTTCATATTCTTTTCCCTTGATAGAAATGTTTACATTATTTATGCGATTTTATTTTTTATTGTTCATTTTATTATTGGACGGTGGCTTTCCGCCAGATGGTGGTGTATTTTTTCCACCTGTTGCAGCTTTAGTGTCGTTCAAATCTGTAGATTCCGTACCGCCTAAAGTAGTACTATCACCACCTTCGGTATCTTCTAAATCACCTTCTCCACCAAAGTCGCCAAAACCTCCACCGCCACCTAGAACACTACCGGAGCTTCCACCGAAACCACCCTCAAAACCACCTAATTCGGCTTGATCCGGGTTGTATAGTTTTGGTAAATCTCTATCATCGCCATTAACATTCAAGCCAAGCTCACCACGCTTCAGCTTCTCATTCATCTTGATCTTGTTCTGAGATAGTTGTAGGTATTCTTCCATTGCAAAACGTTTCGCTAGTTCTGGAATACCAGAAGCGGTTGAATAGTTGTTTAATAGTTCAGCATCCATCAATTGTTTTCTAGAAGCTTCGTAATTGGATGGTGGTGGTAATGTTACTCTGAAAATAGAAGTATCTACGTTTATACTATTTTCTTGTAAGAATTTCTTGAATTCACTATCAAAGGTCTCTTCCAAACTTCTCTGAATTCTTTCCATATACAATGAGAATTTAACTTCTTGTAGGTAAGCAATGCCAACCTTTCCGTCATTAGCAATACTTCCACCTTCAGCAGAACCATTCATGAAAGAATCTGGAACTCTCAAACCTCTCCATAGTCTCTTATAGAAATATTCTAAATCTTCTAATGAACCTAAATTCTGACCACCGGGCAATACTTCAATTTTGTTACCGGAACCATCAGTACGCATCGCCATGAAATAATCTTCTTGCTGCGACATTGGGTTATAAACGCTTTCTATCTGAGTGCCCACAGTAGTTTGAATAGGAACTTTCTTCTGTTTGATGTCATTCTTGAATTTCTCAAGATACGCTGCTCTTTGTTGTGGGGGCATATTACCGACGTCAACATAGAACACTCTTTTTTCTGGTGCTCTTTGAATTCTGTAAATAATGATAGAATCTTCTAATAATTCTTTCTGTTTAAACGTTCTATAGATTGAATATAATACCGATTTGCCGAATGGTGCTTCGTCATCAGTCTCTTGATATAGTGTAAATCTCACCACATCGTCTGCTGGAAGAGTTGCCATTGACTCGCCTTGATCCTGCGCTCCAATACCATAATTGGTTAACATTCCCATAGCAGAGTTTACAACACTATAATCTAATCTAAATTCCCAACCCTGCACATCTGTTACATCATCTTCTCTAACTACTGCACCATAAACATTCTTAGGATTAATATAAATGTACTTTTTTCTACCGCCTTTAGGTTTTATGAAAAAACAATCACCATATTTTATAGTATTTCTAGCTATGGAATATAGTCTAGTATGCCATTTATGTATATTACACCACGTTCTAATAGCAGCATTTAAAGTCACAACAGTATTCGGATGTACGTATTGTTCTTGTCCAGCAATAATGTCAACTCTTAATGGCAATTCACCTTTTACATTGTTACCGGATATTTCTTCAGCCATATAATCTAGAGCTATTGAAACATCTAAATCAGCATCCATCGCATCATATTCGCGATATCTAGTCATTCTGGAATTACTACCAGTTACTATTCTATGGTACCATCCATAATTACCATAACCACCACCCAACCCAGTAGTATCTATATTATCACCTATAGAAGTCTTTGGAGATGATGGTGTTACTATTTTATAATACTTAGTTATTGACATTTAATTTATTCCGAGAATTCATCTAACATATTTAGGATAGAAACTATTTAATGTTCTTATCATTTGAATGGACTCTCGCTAGCTCTACCGATATTTTTAGTGACTTTACTAAAAGCCATTGCGTTTGCATCTTTTACCTGTTGTTCAAAAGATGCTGCAATTTCTTTATCGGTGCGCGTCTCCAATTGTTTTTGCGTTTCGGCTGTTTTCCACCATGGTAAGAAATTTCCAAGAATATCCATGACGCCTGAAATTTTATCCATAAACTGTTTTACGACTTCTGGATCTATTTTCTTTTCGGCATCTTCTTTATCTTTTTCGGCTTGGGACATCTTTTGTTCTTGCGCCGCTAAGATTGTTGATGGTAAACCACTGGCGTTGCTGTTCTCATCTATCCATTGAATCATAGAATTAGCTGCCTCTGGGTCTGCCTGTACCCCTATTCCAAAGTTTTCAGCGAATTTGTCCATTTGCCAAAATAATTCTGCTGTACTATCAGTCATATAATCAAAAGCTGAACCAACCTCTTCGCCAACTTCTTGAACCGCTGCTTCCCCAAAATATGCTCCGGCAAGTCCTCCGGCTACACCCAATGCCCCAGCTACTACCGGGTTGAGTGTAGTTCCACCCATAGGCGTACCGATCGCTGCTCCAGCGGTGGCACCGGCCCACCAACCACCAGCAGAACCCAATGCGGAGCCGATGGCACCACCAGTTCTTTCTGCCCTACCAACCGAAGAGTCTTCCCCTAATTCGTTGTATGTATACATACCAGTAAACAAACCGCCAAGTGGTCCGGGTAATTTTTTTGCCAATGCACCAAACAATCCTTTACCTGCTACTGTTGGTAAAAGGCTGGACCCGAGAGCCGCTGCACCAGTTCCTAATATCGCTTTATCTGAGAAGTTCCCTGCTGACTCTCCAGCAGACGCGGTTGTAACTGCCGCGACTGGTAATTCTGCGCCGGTTCCTATGGTTTGTGTTCCATTACCAATGTTCAATATCGCACTTTGAATAGAAAATGTAGCGTTGGAAATCTCTCCATTTGGCCCAAGTGATCCTGCCCCACCGGCACCACCAGAGCCACCACCATCAGAAGATAATAAACTATATACTCCGTATGCTAAACCACCAAGTATTGCCAACTTACCGCCACCTTTTGCCATGGACATAGCTTTGGCCATTTTACCACCTCCACCGGCAGCGGCTGGTGCTGCGGGTGCCATCAAACCCATTTTGTTTGCTGCCCATAAAGTGCCTGCGGTGGTTGCTATTTGTGTACCAGCCCATCCTAATGCGGTACCGATTGGTGCGCCGATTGGACTGGAAAATGCACCACGTATCTTTTGTTCTACATCCAGTAAATTTTCTTCAAAATTATTTAACGGTGCAATAATGTCTTCTAATGCTTGCTCTGATTTACTTCGTACTGGTGAAGAACCATCAGCATCAGTGTTTTTTTTATTTGTATCTGCTGCTATTTTAGCGTTATATTGTGTAAACATTGCATCTTCGCTTAATGCATCGATTTGTATGATGTCTTTTAGCATGTTAAATGTCGCCATTTCCGTATATGCGGCATTGGCTTTTGCTTTCTCTTGTGGAGTCCCATCAACTTTCATATTACCAACAATACCAAGACTTTTTTTCTTTACACCGGCAAGAATTTCTTGATACCTTTCTTGATCGGTAGTTGACAAACCTTTCAAATTTCCTTTCTGGACAACGTTGATTATTTCTTTATCCCTTGCTGATAAACCACCGGGAAGATATTGATCCAGCGCAGCCGAACCCATCTCCACACCAATTTGATCGCGGATCATTTTTTCTAATCCTGTCGCTGTGGCTGAACGCTGCATATCCAAAGTTTTTTTCAAATAATCATTATTATATCCTAACTGTCTTATATTACCTTTTACAACTTTTGTATGTTCTAAAATAGCGGCATCCCGCTCATCTCCAGTGAGATTTTTGGATAAAGTGTCTATAAACGGGTTTAGATACCCAGATTCCAACAATCCCTTAATTTCTGCTGTATATTCCTCCAAAGGCATTTGTAATTCATACGCTCCAGATTTCATTGCTTTCAAGAAACTGTCTGCACTTTGGATACGCTGTTGTGGAGTTTGATTCTTATCATAAGATCCACTGCGTCTCTGGAAATTGAAAGTTTCCAGCACCATTTTTGTGCCTTCAACACCTACCAAGCCCATTTTTCTTGCAGTATCTTGCAACTGAACCATCAAGGCGGAATCATCAAACGCATCCCCCGGATTATATGTTCCAGAAAACATTCCCAATTCGGATGCGTTAGTCTTTGCTACACTGTTTAACTCGCTAGGAGACAAACCCATTCTAGATGCGGTAATGAAATTATTTTCCGCCAAATTGGCCCCTAGCCGAGATAATACAGCATCATTAATGTTTTTACCCGTCGCAATGGCCATTGCGCCTGCGGCTAACGCCATGGCCTTTCCTTGTGATTGGACTTCTTTTACATATTCCTTAATTTGACTGAATGTGACACTCATCGTTTGTGACAATTGTTGTAACACATTTAATTGTTTTCCGGCCATTTCAATTTGTTCATTACTTAATTTTGCGTTTTTCTGTCCTAAATCGATTTTCATCTGCATTACAGCTTCGGCAAATCCTACATCTATCATAGCTTGACGCATGCCATCTGGCATCATAGCGATACCTTTTGATACATTATCTAATTCTTCGGAGATTTGTGTTTTTTGGGCTTTGTATGCTTCAGTAATCGCTGTTAACGCTTTCTCAATTTCTACTAATTCTTTTTTCTCTGATGTAGTTGCCGCTGAACCCCTTACATCTAATTCTCCTTTTCTGGTAGATAATTTACTTTTTTCTTCCAACAACTTATTTAATGTTATGGCGTTTTCTCTAAAATCTTTTAATGCGTGTATACTTGTTAACACACCTTTTGTTTGATTTTTTATAGCATCGCTATTTGCACCATGAGTTCGTATAGCGGCCAAGCTAGCCTTACTAAGTTTGTTAATGTCATCGGCATATTTACTAGTAGAATTATGTATGATTTTTTCTATATCATTAAATGCTTCCTCTACCGACCTTGGCATTTTCAACAAATCTTTAAAACCTCTGTATAATCTACCAGTTACATCATTCATATCCTTTATATGATTTTCAAATTCAGATAAAGATTTCATACCCGTCTCACCTAACTCACCTTTCTCGGGGGCAAATTTTTGTCGCTGTAAAGTAAGAGTAGCAAATTCCATTATCTTGTTTATTTGTTGTGGGGTAAACTCTGCCATATTATTCTTCAATTAATGAAATTATTTATCCTATTGATATTCTTTTAAATTGATGTTATTATTGTTGAGGACCATAAAAGGATATCTTAAAATATGGAAAAAGAAGTAAAGAAAAAGAAACCAAAGAAATATATAAACAATTCTGATCTGTTGAGAGAAATTGAATTAAGCCATAAACAAGACAGAATGACGGAAGAATTGGGGAAAATGGTTATAGAATTATGTAAAAGGTATGCTAAACATCCACAATATTCAAACATATATTCACATGAAGAGGATATGAAAGCATTTGCGATAATGACAGTAGTAAAAGTCTGGCGATCATTTAATCCAGAAAAATCAAACAATCCATTCGCATATTTCACTCAAATTCTGAGACACGCATTTTATCAATTTGGTAACAGTGAGAAAAAACAACAAGATACAAAAATAGCATTAAAGAAAGATTTAGGTTTAGATCCATCAATCATGCAACTACTTGAGATGGAAAAAGTCAGTAAAGATAATTTTATAGAAGGTTTCGAAGACTGTTCTGATACTGAATCTGATATGACCCTATTCATCAATCCAGACTATGTAGATAGTGAAGAATCTGGTACAATTGAAACAATCGAAGTCGCAGAACCGAAAGATTCTGAGGCTGTAGAATTAGAAATAATAGAAGAAAAGGATTAATTATGTTAAAAAAAGGTGCCTATTTTACTGATCTTCACTGGGGGAGACGTAATAACAGTGAAGATCATAATAAAGATTGTGATGGTTTTATAGACTGGTTCATAAGTCAAGTTGAATCAGATACAACAATAGATCACATTGGTTTCTTGGGTGATTGGCATGAACATCGTGCATCTATTAATAGTTTCACTTTAGACTATTCTTACAATGCAATGAAAAAATTAAACTCTGTTGGAATTCCCGTATATATGATTCTTGGCAATCATGATTTAGGAAAAAAGTACGATAGAAGCATATTCACAACCAGACCATTCGAAGCATTGACAAACATTAATATAATAAACGAACCAACAATCATAAAAGAGATTGTTGGTTCCGCTCTATTTTGTCCATATTTATTCCATGAAGAATATACAGAACTACTTAAATATCATGATGTTCCAATAATATTCTCACATCTTGAATTAAACGGTTTCATTGTTACTGGTGAAACAATTACCATGAAACATGGTCCAAATCATAAAGATTTCTTCAAGAAACAAAAACGAGTATTCTCCGGTCATTTTCATAAGCGCCAGCACAAAGATAATATACATTATATTGGTAATACATTCCCTATGGATTATTCTGACGCTAATGATAATGATAGAGGTATGATGGTCTATGATTTTGAGAAAGATACAATAAACTATAAAGCATGGCCAAATGCACCCACTTATATCAAATGTAAACTATCGGACATTATGGACGAAAATAATGATGTTCTTAAGCAAGGTGCTAGAGTAAAATGTATAGTGGATATTGACATAACATATTCTGAAAGTATTGAACTGAAAAATATATTAACCACAGAATTCAATCTGAAAGAATTATTCTTTGAAGAAGAAACTGAAGAACTGCGAGAATCTCTTGAGGAAACAGTAATAAACGAAGAGACTCTAAACACAGAATCCACATCAGAGTTAGTTAAATCCATGTTAACACAAATCAATAATAACAATATAGATAACGATCTATTAGTAAAAATATATGAAGGTAGAGTATGAAGATAGAATTTTCACATATAGAAATATCAAATTTCTTATCATATGGTAATAATACAACAACTGTAAAATTACAGTCGGACAAACCTATTTTAATTCTGGGTAAAAATTACGTAGCATCTTCTGATGGTTCAGATTCCAATGGTGCTGGTAAGAGTTCCATCCTAAATGCTATTTGTTTTGCACTATATGATGATGTTTTATTCAAGTGCAATGTTGACAAGTTAATTAACAATATCAACAAGAAAGACCTTTTGGTAACTCTTTTCTTTTCTGTTGATAATGTGAAATATAAAATTCAACGATTTAGAAAAAATAAAGCATTAGGTGGTGATGGTATCAAGATTTTCAGGAATGGTAATGATAAATGGGAGTTCTCTGAGCAAATAACTCCAGATAGCACTAGTAATGCTAACAAACTCATAGTAAAAATTATCGGAAAATCATTTGAAATATTTTCTAGAATAGTGGTGTTCTCCGCTACTAGTAAACCATTTCTATCATTAACCTCACCAGAACAAATAGAATTTTTAGAAGAGTTGTTTGGTTATTCTGAAGTATCAGACAAAGCTGACCAGATCAGAGAAAACTATAAATCAACAAAACAATTGTTTGAGAAAGAGTCTGCCGTTAATGTAGCTATAAAGGCGGAAATTCAAAGAAAGGCTGAACAACTTACACAATTAAATAAACTTTCAACAGAGTGGACTGTTAGACACGCTTCTACGATGTCTGAAGTGGAGACTCAATTGTATAAGATGAAAGATATTGATTTCAGAATGCATGAACAGGCTTTCATTCATATTCAAAGTCTGGAAGATGGAAATAGGGACTTGAGTTCTCAAAACGAAAAAATAAAACAAAAGTTGCACAATATGGAACTCACTAGGAGTAAGGCCAGAAATTGGGAATCTGAACAGTCGCAAAAGATAAAGAACAAGGAACAGGAACTTTTAAAAATAAATTCTCTTGACTATGATGTTTTGTTGGCAGTCGCCGAAGAATTGCAAGAACTACGTGCAGAAAAGAAAATTATAGAAAGTGGTGTATCCAGAAATACTGTTATTTTATCCGATTTAAAAAAGAAAAATAATAATATTTCTAATGAAATCAATAGCTTATCCGAAAGCAAATGTCCTTATTGTAAACAAGATTATGCCGATGCTAAGTGTTCACACGACAAATTAGTTGCAGAACAGGCGGAATTATTAACAAAAATTCAAGAGATGGATGCAACAATATCGGAAGACGTTAGCATTATTGCGCAATATGACAACAGAATAAATGAACTTACACAAGGTAAACAATATTCTATAATTGAACTATCTGCTATGAGGCAGTCTAGTGTCATGGTGGAAAAAGAAATTGAGACGTTAAAATCTCAGACTAACCCACATCAAGTAGAAGATGAGCTATTTCTTGAGCCTGAAGCTCTAACGCAAAATGAAGAATTCATTATCGAAAATAAAGAAAGTATACAAAATATACAAAATCGACTAATCATAAAAAACCAATATGAACTTTCGGAATTGAAGGCATCATTAAAACATTATGAACGTAGATATGAGGAACTACAGAAAGAACAAAATCCCCATATTGAAAGTATATTGAATATAACTTCCACAGAAATGCCAGAAGTTAAAGATGCTGTGTTAGATGAAATGGATAGATTAATGAAACATCAAGATTTCTTGATTAAATTACTAACCAAGAAAGATTCATTTGTCCGTAAGAGCCTGCTTCAGAAGAACCTACCATTACTTAATACGAGATTGAAAATATATTTACAGAAAATGGGTTTACCACATAAAGTAACATTCTTGGAAAACATGACGACACAGATCAAACAGTTTGATACAGAGATGGATTTCAACCAATTATCGTCTGGTCAACGCGCAAGAATAAATCTTGCGCTCTCATTTGCTTTCAGAGATGTATTACAATATCGCCATGGACCGGTGAACTTCTGCATGTTGGATGAATGTCTTGATACTGGTCTTAGTAACACTGGCGTTCAATTAGCTGTTAAATTTATTAAAGAAGTAGCTACAGAACAGAAACTAGCGTTGTTCATCATTTCTCATAGAGATGAAGCTGCAAGTATGTTTGATAATAAGTTGTGTATAGAATATAAAAACGGATTTTCAAACATTATATAGAAAAAGGGCCGCAAATGCGGCCCTTTTTGTTACATCCTTTCGAAAGCGTCATCCCACCATTTTGGTATGTATCTTTTCATTCTACTATACAAAGAAGCGAATGATTCATCCAAAATGTAAGTAGTACCCCAATCTTCCTTATTTCTGACAACTCGTCCAGATGCCTGAATGATTGATTTCATAGCTTGTAACATGTACCACTTCTGGCTTATTTCTGATCGCCTCTTGACCCATGCATCACCTAGATATGGATATGGCGTTTTTGCTATAACACTAAATCGACCTAAATCATCTTTTAGATCTAGTCCCTCGGTCACTGATGGACTAATTAATATCTTTGGTCCTTTGTGGTCATCTGTCATGAAATTTTCAATGACTTGCCCACGTGCTTCTTCTGCATCGCTGTTATGATGGTAAATGCGATGTGGTATATGTCCCTGTAATTCGCGTACAAGCCAATTTGAGACCTGATAAGAGCCAGTATGTACCACGCCATTGTCAGAGGCGTGCAAGTCCTTACAAATTGTTTTAAGGGCTTTAATCATGGCCTTTCTATCTGGTTCTCGTTCCTTGCTATCCCATCCATATGTCATTTTAGCAACTGGGTTAAAAATAACTAATCTGTTGTCTACATCGAACTCGGATGGCATTGAAATAAATGCGGTTTGTGATGGATCTATACCTAGATCTGAACAGAACTCGTCCTTGTCCAAAATTGTAGACGACATAAACAAAAAGCGATGTGCTGTGTCATCGAAGAAGGAGCTAAAAATGTTTCTTGCATATAGCTCTTTGATCTCAAATGACTCAGGATGTTCAATTAACACATGTTCAGCAACGAACTCGTCCTTTGGCTTATCCATTAATAAATTAACCATCATCAAATGTTTCTTCGCTTTTTCTAATTCATCAATCAACATCATTTCTGTTTTAGATGGATTTTTACCTGCTGACATCTTATGTAAAATTTCATCAACTGCTATCTGTTGATTCGCAATAAAAGACACAATAGCGTTTGTGTATTCAGTCGCAATGAAATTATGTGCATCTAATAAATTTTTAGGTTTTCTGTAATTACAGACATATCTAGCGCATGACTTCTGTGAAATGTATACACCAAATAAGTCAATTAGTTGTTTCTCGATATTATGGCATTCATCAAACACCATAAGCTTTCTTTTCTTCATTAGATCAGCAGGTGTTAATTTATATGTGATAGCAAGTGTATAATTCATTACTAAATTACGAGAAGCGAGAGCTTCCTCGTATGCAGCCTTGTGACAACAAGGCTTGCACACTGGTTTAACTAAATTACCTATCTCACAATTGGTTCCTTTCATAGAACATTGATAATTGGATTTCCCATAGAACGAATAAGCCATATCAGGAAATGAATCCTCATATTGCTTTTGTAATATTTTTTGAGGTGTTAAAATAAATGAATTACCAACTGATGGATTGTTCCCAGTAATTGAAGTATTAGTTGAATTAACATTATCCATCCATGCACTAACATTTAATGCAATTGGTGACTTACCACCACCTACTGGTATTTCACATATGATATATTTTTTGTCTGCTGGTAGTGACTCAATCCATTTCAGTACTTCCACTTGTGTTTTACGTGGAGGTGATTTCTTGAATGGCCAGAAATTGAGAATGCTCATGGGTATCCATTTGTTTATTTAATGACATGACATTGTAGCACATGTGTCTTTGTACGTCCATCTGTGTTCGCGAACGTTCGCATGTGTTCATTACGGATGGGTGGAAAATTATTTATTTCCAGAAAAGCCAAAAATTTTTTTGCATATAGTTAAAAAGATTATAATATAAAAGCTTATGGTTTAATTTATTAGTACTACGTGCTACGCACGTAGTTAGAAATGCATTCGCATTTCTAATTTTTTATCTTTTTATCTGTTAATTTATAGTCAAGAGCTTATAGTCTAAAGAGCAGTCCCCCCTCCCCATTTATTAACTAATTCAAACCTTATTATTTTGCTTGAATCAGAGGGTTAAATACACTATGTCACTCTCCAAAACCCGGCCATTATATCCTTGCCATTGACGGTTGCCATGCATCACTCATGGAATTAGAAGTCAGGTTAACTTCTAATTGTTTCATCGAATCATATTCTTTAATACAACGCTTAATATCGAAAAGCTATTACATATCAAAGTCATTCGAAAGGATCTTTAACCATTTTGGTGTAACAGATTTAAACCTTATCTGTCACTGGTTTTCCGACGTTGGCGGTTTTAATGCCTCAGTGCAACCCTGTCAATATTACCAATTTTTTTAAATCTTACAGTACTATATATGGTTTGTCAACTCAGTTGTTATTCTTGTGATCGTCTTTTCAACAATTCTTCACGCCACTTCATAAATCCGTCTTTAGTATCTCTTGTTTTTTGTGTAGTGGTGCTATCAGCTCTATCTCCAATTTGGTTTGGTTGATTAGCTACTTTAGATCCCAAATCAGATATGTTCGCATTCCTAATTTGCTTTCTATCTTGAATTTTATCATATGCGTCATCGTCTCTGATGGGGGGTGAGTTTGGCATAATCCTATCGACTGGTCTACCCTTTATAGCATCAACTGCTTTATTATTGTTGCCTAATGATCCCCCACCTTTTCCGTCTCCACCATTTTTTATGATACCTGCAACAGCCTGACCCTTGTCGGTAAATTTACCATTCTTGTCTAATAAGCCATTTGATTTGAAAGATTCCAATGAACTGGGACTGACCAACACTTTGGTTAAACTATTGACATTTAGAAACAGTTTAAGTAAATCTGATTTTTGTTTTGATGACATATTATCCACAAAGGCTGAAGCATCTAATGATGTCGTAGAACCCGCTAAACGCTTCGAAAGCGCATTTTGTTGATATTGACTATCCGATGAAAGTCTTTTTAGAGTTTGGTAGAATTCAATTGCCAGATTGCGTGCACTAAAAACAAAGTTTTTATCACTTAGTAATGTCATTATATCATCTGTCAATTTTTTATTAAGTACACCAGTCTCGCTAATTACACCCAATGCATTTAAATAGCTAGCTGTAGTTTTTTTGTTATCCAGCTTATCCATTACGGTGTTAGTATATCCATCTTTCTTAGCATCTTCCCTAACTTTTATTAAATGCTTTAAGAAAGCTAATTCTGGTGCATCCATTTGTGTAAATACTGAAAAAGCTTTTTGTAAATTTTCAGGCAGTTTTGCTACATAGGCTTTACCTGCCTCGTATTCTTCAGCGGAAAGGGTTTCTTTCATTTTCTGAAGTGGGCTTTTATAGAATTGATCTAATATTGGTTTTATTTGTCCTCGTAACTTACTTATTTTATCCCTTCTGACAGATTCTGCTTTAGTATTGTCAGGAAATTCGTAGTCCATCGCATTACCTGTAGAGTCAAGAATTGGATCTACTAAACGATATTTTGCAAGTGTATCAAATATGGCCTTCATGTTTCTGGCCGTTTTTTCTTGATGTTGTGGGAAATGTTGACGGAAAGCCGCTTTTTCTTGTTCGCTGGACATGGAATCCAATTGATATAATTTTCTAATTAGAACTCTATTGTTCATAGCTGTTCTACCAGAGACTAATTGCCCTGATATCCATTCCTGTGTAGGAGGTATGTAGCCATTTTGCAATATTTTGGCCATAATTTCTTTAGTTATCGCAGGTGCCATAACTTTCTCGAAATGATCACCACCCGTGATTTTCGATTCAATTAGATAAAAATTAGTTATCATTGTTTATATTTCCAAAATGTATAAACATTATTTATCCTTAAAGATTTCAAACATAATTTTTGCGTCATTTATATCTTCTATTGGTTTTGGTATATTTTTGTTCTTTAAGATTGATTCAGAATTATCTCTAAGGAATGATGACCATGTACACGAGATATCAGATTCTATGATAGCTTTACACATTTCTGTTTTAGTAAATTTACCACCAGCTACACCATCATTATTACGGTATTCTATTTTCTTTTTGACTTGAATAGGTTTGTAAGCCCATTTTGCCGTTAATGACTTCAGAGTTTTTGGCGATATGATCGTTACATTGTCTGTAAGTGCTAAACACTTTAGTCGGATTGTTGTACTCAGAGTCACTAAGTCTATCAAAGGACCAGCGTTAGATGAATAGCTATACCCTTCTATAAAGATATTAATATCATTCGTACATTCCTTAGAGATTGTGTTAAAAATGAATGCGGATATATTATTATATCTTTTTATTTTTTGGATTTCTGATTTGGAATAATCATCATCCAGTTTCAAGTCATTCATAATGTGATAATTTAAATATGGTTCACAGATGGTGAACCATTTATTATATCCATTCTTAGTGAGAGCGTAAGAATCATGAGTGATGATAAATTTTTTATCATCTATGACCATTGCAGTGCAATTAATAGATGGGTCTATAGTAATAGTATGCATTAGTATATCGGCACCTTGAACGGTTTCTTGAGTTCGTTGTCTATACGTTTAGAAATAAATCCAACCATTCTTGACCTTTCTGCTGGTGTTAAATTAAAAGCATCTTCATATTGCACCCCACCTCTCATATAAAATGATATTTCAATGCATGCATCTATAACAGAATTTGCATGCATCTCCATTTCTTTATATAAAGTGGATATTTTTACTGGATCGTTTGACCGTAAGGTGTCAAAAAAAAATTTATTGGATTTATTGCTGTAGGTTTATTCACAACCTTGTTACAATCCTTACAAACAAATTTACAATCGAATGCAATACCCCAATTATGTAATACTTGAATTTTCTCTAATAATTCATCCCGCAATGCTACTGGAAGAGCTTCTAACCACCCTAAAATCATATCTTCATCGGTGATACCATCTACTGATGCGATCATCGCTGAGAATATTTTCAATTGCGTTGCATGAGTAGCCTCTAGAACATCATCAAATTTAGGAATTAAATTCTGTTTAACCTCAATCAGACTTCGCATTGTTACTGGTTTAATAGTGACATCAAAAATATCACCTAATACGAAGGCCAAATTTCCAAAATCATCCTTGCTTATTTCTTTCACACTACCGATAAATGACAATAAAGATATATCATATTCTCGTTCTACTCTTTGATCCATTGGGGTTTCTAAAGAATCATCGTCACACTTGTAAAATACTTTGATAAATTCACCGTGTGTAACTTTTCTGATACATGCCAAAAGGAATTCAATATCGTTAGATGACATATCCAATGGTTTTAAAACTCCGGGGACACATCTTTTGATCACACGGTCGATTGCTGTTCCTTGGAACACCATGTCCGGTGATTTCATTATAAGCTCTTCGTGTCCAGTCATTGGATACACCACAACTTCCCCATTGACTACACTTTCATCTATCTCACCATTTTTATAAAAAACACCTCTTGTAGGAAGACGAAATGTCTCACCGGGAATTCTATGTAATTTTTGTAGCAATGGATTTTCAGCGGGTGATGATATTTTATTACTGATAATATCGGTTACACCAACTTTAGCCACAGGAGTAGCTTCTTCTAATTTTTGTTGAATCTCTTTTGTATTGGTAGGCGCAACATTAGTAGCAAAGGCTTTTTCAAAATCTTCTTTATTCATATATAACTCATACTCTGTTATTTCGATTCTATTTATGTGGTGTAAAATATGTGTTTTTCGTAACGGCTAAATAATTAGTATATTTGAGAGTTGGAAAATGTTTGAACATAAGATAGTATTAAAAGTCAAAACCTTCGCAGCTAATGAAGCTGCGGCTGCACGAATCAATGATATGAGAGCCGCGCCGCAAACATTGAGTACAGCAGAAAGAAACTCACCCAATCAAACATCATCTGGTACATCTGACACAGAAAATGTAGATGATGATATCTTTGAAAAGAGAATGGTTACTTTTCACTCCACTCCAGAAGTTAGTGAACAGGGGACTGTTAATTATATTGATATTTCCGACATTAGAGCGGCTGGTTCTCACTCCGTATATCTTGGTTCTCCTGCTAGAGTATTTAATATAAATCATAAGTTTATCTCTAGAACTAGGATAGAGGCTGAGAATACATGGAGGGCAATTAACACATTACGCGGATGGAGAATGCCAAAAAATGGCATTCAACCGGCATCTGGTATAAATGTTATGAATACTGGCTTAGATACAAATGCGCCATCTGTATTAAATCTATTTGGATATGGAAAGACCTTCAGAGGAATTCCAGTCGTAATAACAAGCTTAACTTTTGACTGGAATTCTGAATCCGATTATATTAAATGTAATAATGGATCTGATATTCCGATTATCCTTCCAATGACTATTTCTCTCAAGGAAATGCGAACATACTGGGATATGAATTCCTTTAATTATGATCAATTTAGAAGAGGAGAATTGATGTGGTGGTAAAAAAGACACAGTTTCGTCAATATCAAAATAAAAATTCATTAAGGAAAAGATATTGTAGGTATGCTCAGGGTGGAAATACCGATGAATTTACGAATAGATTGGGATGGTGGGAAAGATTTGATTTGACAGATACACAAAATGATGATATTTTTATTCCCAAATTATCTAAGACATATGAAAAACGTCCAGACTTATTGGCTTTTGATATGTATAATCGTTCAGATTATGATTGGGTAATATTACAATATAATAATATCGTAGATATTGAAGAAGAGTTTATTACTGGAGTTAGTTTGATAGTGCCCAGTAAACTTAGAGTAAATATAGACATCATGAGTAATGCGTCGAGAAATATAAATGTCGAACCCTAAAAATATATTTGATCAATATGAAACGCTTAATACAAAACATTTGTTATTAGCGTGGAAATACACCGAGGATGCGTGTAAAACCAAAGTACCAACCATGGGTATTGGTGGTCCCGGATCAGAATTACCGAAGACGCATTGTCAAGGTGGAAAAGCTATCGTCATTGTTAATGAATTAGTAGACCAACGATATTTTATTAACCATGTATCATGGACGTTTTCTTATTATAGCCCGATAGAAATTTCAAGTACTTCAATGTTGGGTAATATTCAAATAGCCTCGCAAATAAATTACGAGTTTCCCACATTCATAAAAAACGTTACTTCACAATTAGACATGTGTGCGACACATATTACGTGGTGGTTGAGAACTTGTTTTATAGGAACTCGCGTAGACGGTGGAGAGGACTATCATTTTGCAAAACCATTAATGTTCCACGCTGCTGATAATTTTTATAATATAGCCAATACAAAATCACACATATATGGTATGAATTTTATGGCTACATATAATACATTCGGTCAATTGACTAACTTTTCTGGCATTCATCAGTTAACTATAACACATAAAGATGGCGCTTTACATAAAGAGATTCCAAAACCAGAAGCACCAAATTGTGGAATATTAACTAGAGCGGCAGAGGATGCTGCCAAAGCCGAAGCAAGAGATAAAAGATTGGAAAAAAGTAAACCAATGAAAACTCTGAAGGATATCTTTGAGGCATTGGAATTAGAACTAAAAGAACAAAGGTTCGCACACAAGCGACAATTACAAGAATGGTTAACAAATGTAAGAGATGATTATGTCAAAAAGATAGATGAACCTGTCCAGAAAAAAGGCGAAGAATTACCGTTAGATTATATAATAGCAGTTGGTGATGCTGCCGATGGTCCGGTGGATAATAGAAATATGCCATTTGAACAGCCTGAACAGGGACAAGATAAGCCGGGTATCAGATCAATAACATTGCCTCCGGGGCTGAATATAATATCAGCAGTAGATTATCTTATGAGATATTCAAAGAGAATGGGATTGGTTTCCGCAGATGGGGGAACATGGAAAACAAACCTCTGTATAGTGCGCCGCTGTGGTGGTAAATATGATTGTTTCATAAACATAAACGGTGCGGAAATAGCAAAAAATGGTTTAGAGACGGATACAGGTCCGGGAAAGAGCGCTGTTGGACAACCATTGGAATTTAATTTCAGTCTTGAGGGAATGGGATATGAGAATAAAGATGATTTAGATATAACAAACTTTCAGGTTTCATCTATATCAGACCACGGCTGGGCAGTTATGGAAGAACAAGTCGAAGAAGATGAAGCGGAAGTTAATTATGGTTCTAGAGAGCAGATGACGTTTGAGAGAATACCTGACAAAAAATATTTTTGGTCACAATTTTCTGGAGTACGTGGGTTATCTTCTCCTAAAAATTATGGGTTAGAAAGTGCAGAAGACGCAGCAAAGATAGATATGTCTTTTCATACGTTGAAGCGTGCACAAACTTCAAGAAATATGATGAGGATACGTGGAAATTTTGAATTATATTCAGATTTATGTAGAAACCCGTGGAAAGTTAAAAATAGCGATCCAGATCTACCACTATTATACAAATTTCCAGAGAGATATCCAATTTATATGAAAGTTAATATAAAATTGACAAGGGAGGGTGGATTACTAGGCCAGCAGGATGTTCCCGGAGATCAAGAGTATTTTTATCACCAGAAACATTATCATGCTACAACAATCACAAGTGTCATTCAGGGATCAGATTTTTATCAGATTATTAATTTAGCAAGGGCAGATGATATTATATGAAAGCAGAACTCAATCATGATTTATCATTATTTTATGATGAATTTTGGAAATTGCAAGGCGTGGATAACGCCGGTGAAAACTATGCAAAATTTTTATTATATCCATCTGTTGGTATCGTCCTTAATACAGATGATCCATTACAAATGGGTAGGGTCCAAGTATTTTGCCCAGCATATGGAGACAATCCAAAGAAATTGTTACATCTCCCATGGTGTGCCTATGCTAGTGCGTTTGGCGGATCAATTAAGAATAAATGCTTCACCAGAGGCGTAAAGGATGGTCCAGAGAAATCTACAGGCGCAGTCCAATATGGTTTCTGGGCAGTGCCAGAGCAAGGCGCGCATGTTGTAGTGGGTTGTTTAGACGGTGACCCTAAGCGTAGATTTTATTTTGGATCATTACCAGAACATCAAGAAACACACACTTTGTTTCATGGTAGATACAAATGGGGAGAGGGCGGTATTCCTAACGGACCATTAACTTCCGATGGCGAACCTATAGAACCAGCATACACCAATCTGGGTAAAGCTTTCCAAGATGATAGAACATCTAGAGAATGGAAAACCAGAGTCGCGGACTATCAGGCTACAGCGGTACGAGAGGATGTAGGTGAAGTTCCCAATGATACAAAAGACAAATACCTTGACCAACAGTATGATAAAATTTCAGATGCGGAACAAGATGATTGGGTGAAGCCTATACTAGGCGCACATGGATATGATTGGACAGGGTTCAAAGGCACTGGCGCGTTCTTATCCTCAAGAGCTTATGGATTTTCTACACCGGGTTTTCATGCATGGTCAATGGATGATAGAGCATTTAATTCTAGAATTAAATTAAGGTCTGCTACCGGTCATCAAATCATAATGGATGATACTAATGAACGTATTTATATTATGACTAACAAAGGCAAATCATGGGTAGAGTTAGATTCTAGCGGGAATATTGATGTATATTCAGATAAAAGAATATCAATGCATGCTAAACAGGATATTAATTTTACCACTGACGAGACTTTTAGAGTTCATGCTAAGAAAGGTATACACATGTATGCTGGTAATAATATATCACAAGAAGATCTGGAAGCAGTGCCAAATGATGGTGAAATAAGAATACAAGCCGAAGATGATTTTCATCTAATAACAAATAAAAACATGAGATGGTACTCATATGAAGATTCTCTTTTTGAGATTGGTGGAAAAAAATGTGAATCTATAGGAGATTCATATTATTTACATGTACAAAACGACATTCATACTATAACGAATTATGGTTCATATTTTTTAAGCATATCTGCTGATATTAATGAAATAGTTAATGGTAGTGTAAAAAGATATGCATTGGGTAATCAAGCTTATGCTGCTGATGGAGATTTTGAATCATTCGCGTTCGGCGGACAGATGGACATAGGATCACAACGTAATTTTAATATAAAAAGTATCGCAGAAGATATAACAGTAGAAAGCATGGGTAGTAATACTTCATCTAGTGGTGGTGTATTTATAAAAACTCCACGATCACAGCAAGGTATATCTAATAAAGGTATATTCATGGCGACAAAAGAAAAAATTAGGGGGAGATCAGAAGAAGATACAGATTTTGAAGTAGGAAATACTAACATACAAGATAGACCAACATTAGAAGATGATGATTTGTTGTGTGAAGGGGTCGGTCAAATTGATTTAACAGGGTTAACTGGCGCAGATTTAGCAGCGGCAGCAGCCCATAACGCTGGATTTAGGGGCAATGATCTATTGACAGCAGTGGCTATAGCTGGTGGCGAATCATCATATAACCCAAATGCTAGAAATGGGGCAGACGCTTCTGGTGATGGTGTGTGGGGGTCTTCTCAGGGGCTATGGCAGGCGAGAACTTTAAATCAGAATCCAAATAATAGTACATATCGCGGAGATCATCTGCGCGTTAATGATGGCAGTCTTTATAATGCCCAACAAAATGCTAATGTGGCAGCACTAATAAGTAATTTATCAGCAAATAATGCACAGGGTCAGGGGGCAGATTTTGGCGCGTGGACTGTATATAGAGAAGGAATTTATAGGAATTATGAAGATCTAGCAAGACAGGCTATAGCAAATGTTTGTGGAGGTGGTGGTCCAATGTCATATTCACCATCATCCAAATTCACTTCAGCTTTTTCCGCACCCCTTGGGATAAGCTCAGATGTTACAGGTTGTGTCGGGCAGACTATTCGCTCAATGGCCGAAGATTTCATAGATAATTGTTTAGAATCCGCAAAAACGGCTCTAATAATAAAATCACAAAAAATGATTATGAAAGCGGTTGACGATTTAGAATTTAAAATAGATGATACTATTATAGGAACATCCGTTAAGAGTATTGTTGGAAAGATCACAGAATTGGTCGGTTTTGCAGATGGTATTGGTGCGGTATTGGAGGCAGCGTTCCCGGCGATTTCGGCTGCATTATCTGCATTGGGTGGATCTATTTCTTTACCGGCGATCCCAACTGGTTGGTTAGCCGCATTGGATGCTTTGGGTGGAGATATAGCAGCTTTTTTTAAACCATTGGCAGGTTTGTTGGATATGTTTGATGATATTATTGCAACAATATGCGATCCGCCTAATGTTGACATACCATTCTTCAAAAGTGTATCACAAAGTATATTTTATTATGATAACCACGATTTGATAGGATGTCTTTCACTACCAGATTTAGGAGATATATTATAATGATGCCTCAAGTCAATTTTAATGTTGTAAATGGATTTAGATCATTTACCATGGGAGCGGTAAGAGAAGAATATGCGCCACCGTATGCCACACCAGCATGCTTATCAGAAGCCAAACAGGCATTATGGACAAACAGAGTCCCAATGCATGAACCGTGGCCCCGTGTGATGAAAGGTGATACAAATCCTCCTCCTAATTCAAAGAATCAAGAATATAAGAAAAACGTACATCATTTTGATCAATATGATAATGAAACTAGTCCTGCTGGGTTACAACCAATTGGTAGAGTAGAAGGTGATGAAGACATCGATAGAGGACCATTGTGGAGAAGATAAATATATTTCAAACAATGGATTTATATGGCTGACGATTATTACTATAAAGGATTCTCTTTCAAGAATTTCCAAAGAAATAAATCTTTTATATTAAAAGATGTCGAATTAGTGAAAGAAGATTTAAGAAATCATATATTCACTAGGTTTGGTGAAAGAGTCAAGATGGCAAATTTTGGGTCCAGAATTCCAGATATGCCATTCGAACCTATGGATATAGAAAATCTCACCATAATATACGAGGATATGGAAACAGTTTTTAGATATGATCCAAGGGTTGAATTGTTGAATTTAACTGTTCTACCAGATTTTGATGAAAATATCGTTTTAGTATATGCAGAGTTGTATTATCGTGAAATAAACATTAATGATCGTTTCGATCTAAAAATAGAATTCCAAAATTAAGGCAAAAATAAATGAGTCGTCTAGTAAACGTTGCAGAGAGTTGGGAAAAGGTATATGAAGCTTATCAGCAAATAAATTTTGCTGCATGGGATTATCTGACCATCAAAGAGTCATTATTGGACTATTTGAAATTATACCATACTGAAGATTTCAATGATTATATTGAAAGCTCAGAATTTATCATGGTTATCGAAAGCTTCGCTTATATCTGTGAATTATTGGCGTATCGTTTCGATTTAAATGCTCATGAGAATTTCATAACTGATGCCAACAGAAAAGAATCCATTCTAAGATTAGCTAAATTTTTGTCATACAAAGCATTTAGAAATGTACCCGGAAGAGGTTTGGTAAAAATTAAATCCATATCTACCAGTGAAAGAATATTTGATTCTACAGGCACTGATATTGCCAATAAGTATATCAATTGGAATGATCCGGTAGATTTGAATTGGAAAGAGAAATTTCTAGCAATTTTGAACTCCGCTTTTGAACAGCCATATGGTTCAGTCTTACAATCAGATAGAGTACAGGTTCAAGATATATTATTTGAACTGTATTCATTAAATAATGATGTACTGACAAATAATGTCATTCCATATACAACATCAGTTTCCAGTGAATCATACCCATTTGAATTAGTAAGTTGCGAACTTAACGAAAACGGACCATACGAAAAACGACCAGAGAAAAACCAGAAATTTAACATGTTGTATTTGAGCGATGGTTTGGGTGATAGTTCTGACCACACTGGTTTTTTCATGTATACAAAACAAGGTCAATTACAAAGAGAAACATTTTCATTTGATGGTATAACTCCAAATCAGACGGTAGATATTCTTGTTGATAATTGTAATAATACTGATATATGGGTAAATAATATAGATCCTGTTACGGAACAAATAATAGTCGGAACAGAGTTGAATAGTACATCAAGAATAGGTGAGTGGGAAGAAGTAGATCTAGCCAATTCTCAAAATATTGTATTTAACACAAATCCAAACAGAAACAAATATGAAATAGAGACTTTAGCTAGAGATCGTTTTAGAGTTATATTCGGTGATGGTAAATTTTCAGCTATACCTAGCGGAATGTTTGAAGTGTGGTATAGATCATCAGCCAATGCTGAATATGTTATTCCTGTCAGTGCTATACAAAATATATCAGCATCTTTTGGTTACATGGATAAAAATAATAGAAGACAGACTATAACTGTTTTGTTTTCATTAGTAGATCCTATACAAAATGCTGCCCCAAGTGAAGATATTGAAAGTATTAGAAGAATAGCGCCGTCCGTTTATTATACTCAAGATAGAATGGTCAATAATAAAGATTATAACGAATTCTTATTACAAGATAATTCTATCTTAAAAATGAAGGCATTGAATAGGACGTTTGCGGGAGATTCAAAATACGTTTATTGGCAAGACCCAAGAAATTTCTATGAGAATGTTAAACTGTTCGGTGACGACTTAGTTGTATATTTTAGATCTGGTGAGAAGCAACAGGTCATATCATCTGGAGATTTGCCGGAAGAAGGTGGAGAAAGCGAAGAGACCATAAACGCCCTTATAGATAATTATATAATACCTATATTCGATACCGAAGAATTCTTCATAAAACAAATATTGGATGAAGTACCTCCCAACGGAATTCGTAAGAATTTCACAGACGAAGAGCGTCAAACATTAGAAGATCAATTGTTAATATTGATTAACAATAAACCCGGTACCATTTATTTTCTTTATAATGTCGCTGGTGATGTATGGTCATTTACCAATGATCCTGATGATGAGGAAGATTCATCAATATACTTAACAGCAAATAATAACGAATGGGTATTAGTGTATAAGACGAAGAATTTAATTGTTCATAGTGATGAAACTAAATTTTGGGTGTCAAACGATGACAGAAAAGTAATAACCTACGACACATTAAAGACTAACTATGATGAAATAGTAATTTTAAGCGCGAATGTCGGAACCACGTCTTGCGCATTAACTAGAAATTACACATTTAGGGTTATTCGTCAAGATATTATCGATGTTGGTGTCAATTCTGGTTTGGAAAGTATTCACGACATGATAATCATACCCAATGACGACGATGGGGATGGTATGCCAGATGAGGTAACATTACCATATTTAATAGCGTCTGGTAACTATGTATATTTCCAAAGAGAATGCACTAATTGCGAGTGGGTGTGGAAACCAGCAACAGACGAAAATATAGCTCTGTATCAGGAAGATCAAGACGAAGAAACTGGATTATGGAAACGAGAAATCGGTCGTCAATATATCAATTTCTTATGGCTACACAGAACCCCAAGATACCATCTGATAGACCCATCACCGTCTAATATTATTGACATGTTCATAATGACAAGAGGTTATTATAATGCTGTGAGTCTGTGGTTAAATGATAGACTGGAAACAAAGCCCGAACCACCTAATACATTCCAATTAAGAAATGATTATAATAATTTACTTGGGAATAAAATGATTTCCGATTCTGTGATTATCCATCCCGGAAAAGTAAAGGTCATTATAGGGAAACATGCTATAGATTCTTTAAAGGCAAAAATAAAAGTTATTCGCTCTGTGAATAATAGAAAGATGACCAATAATCAAATAAAGACCGTTATAGTGGACGCTGTTAAAAAGTTCTTTGACATTAATAAATGGGAATTCGGACAAACGTTCAATTTCACTTTGTTAGCTTCTTACATACATAACACACTTCCAGTAGAATTGGATTCTGTAGTTTTGGTACCAACCAGTGCTACGCATATATTTGGTGATTTATTACAAGTATTCTGTAAGGATGATGAAATCATTCAACCTTCTATAAGCGTAAATGATATTGAAATAGTAGAGACTTTAAATCCTGAAATTCTAAAGCAAACATTATAAAATGTAGGTTTTGTAGTTTTACAATACGAATAAATAAGGATTACATCTAAGGAACATATGTGAGTAATTCTGATTATTCTAAGAAGCGCACTAATTTAAACGATTTAATACCTACCATTAATAAGTCCAAGTTACTTGAATCTATTAATGAAAATCTGTTTAACAGGTACCTAACTAAACCAGAAACAATTCGTTACATTGGTAATGTGGGAGATGTCGATACATCTCCCAATGCGATAGGCAATATACAAGAGGTTGACGAATTTCGTCAAGAGAATCAATTACAGCCAATAGTGCAGCACACGGTTGGTTCCGTGAAGCATTTCTTGTCCTTCCAAGAGTTTCTGAAAAAATTAGAACTTACTGGCGTTGATGTAAATTCGTTGGATGATTGGGGAAAGATTTTACAATTTAACTGGAACCCACCAATTGATTTCGATAAGTTGATAAATTATCGTGATTATTTTTGGAATTCTCCAACATCCGAGCCTGATTATATAACAATCAAAAACAACCTAACCCGCAGCACCACAAGATTTCAGACTGCTTTGAGTAGTGTGTTACAAATCACCAAACAATATGAAATACACAGTACGTCTACTAATTCGATAGACGTTGAAGGCAATCATACAAACAAATTCTCTACTGGTGATTATGTAATAATTGGTTCCAATAGTGGTCCGCATATATTGTCAAAGGTATTTTCATCTAGTTATAGTAGCGGTAGCCAAAGAACTACTATAAACATTTTAGATAATGTACCATCATATGAAGTTGATAGCATTGCAAATGCCATGCTGTATGATGCCAATGTTAATGAAACCAGCATAACTGTATCAGGAAATGTGACACCATTATTTAAAAAAGGTTATGTTTTTTCTGTTTATGATAGTTATGAAGTATTATTAACGGTAGAATCTAGTTCGTTCGACCCAGTTTTCAATATATCGACTATTGTCATAACTACCGGGCAACACATATTGAACCCTAATGTCACTGTATTAAACACCACTCCATTACTATTTTTATTAAATGGCGAAATACTGGCTCACTCAGATGAACAATTTTTATACTCTCCTAATTTATGGGGAATTGAAGATGTTAGTTATTTTTGGTCAAATGACGTGCTATTACATTCCGGAACAAATGGTGAAACCGCGATTGGGTCTGACAATTTAACTGACAACACTGTTAATTTCATAACATCTGGGATTTCCATAGGTGATATAGTTCATATAACATCTGGCAATCAAATCGGAGAATATAAGGTTGAATCTGTGTATTCAACCACACTTAGATTAGATAAGATGATGTTCGATGAATCTAATATAGAATATTACATATCAAGATCTGGTAACATATTAAATATACCATTAGAAAATATAACAAACCGTTTATATTATGTGCAATTTATTGATGAATTACAACAATACGATGGTTCCACATGGAACACCGTATTAAAAAATGCTTCATTTTTAACTACAGTTACAAATTCATTAAATTTCAATGTATGTAAACAAACTGACGAATGGTCATCAACAAACTTATGGGTACACAAAGACCAGATAAAGGACATGACAGATAAAACCAGAGCACAAATTCCTATAATAGAATTTGATGACTGTTTGGAAATGTCTCAAACTTCTATCGCAACACATGAATGGGATTATAGAGAGAATTCTGACTCTAGTTACATAACAACAGATATATCACCATCCTTATTCGAATTGCATGATGTTTCTCTAACAATTGGTAATGAATTTTATTTCGATGGTTATTATACAATCGTTTTTAACGAAAAATATGGAAACCTTTCAGATGGTATGGCTGTAGGTTCTGAATTAGTATTCACAGAATTTGTTGAAAATAACGGTGTATATAAAATTGCAAATGTAGAATTTGTAAAAATAGCAATAAGCAATAGGTATGTAACTAAAGTAACATTAGAACAAGCGTTAGCTGATACTGCCGATTTTCCTATTGGTGGTAGAATTACACCAAGATATACATCTTTAGGGCATGAATTTGTATATGACCAGTACCAATGGAGGTTTAAAGGTGTAAAAGAAATTAAATCATCAAGCTTGAATTGGACGAGAAATCCAATGTTAGATGATTATGTATATTCATTCTCAACTTCTGATTATGTTTCAAATGTTTATCTATCTGCACAAGAAATTAAATATTTACTACCAATGCAGGGACCGGAGATATTGTTTGACAATATTCTTCAAAATGTAGTTTTATATGATGATTATCAAGAAGGTGATATTCGAGTATACATTAATGGCGAACGACAATATGGTAATTTCTCAGATATAGATGGTTTGGTTAATGATGACTATGTCGGTGGTATAAAGTTTGATGATTCTGTAATCTTATCAGAATCCGACACTATAAGAATTGAAGTAGGTGAATATTTCCTTGAGGATGTAGGTAGAAGAGATGTTCTCGTAAACACTTCAGATTACAATCTTGTAGATGATTATTTTGTATATAGTAACATAAAAGAAAAATACAACTTAGTTAGATTACGAAAAATAGAACAAAAGAGATTCCAGAGAAATTCATATCCAGTTTTTTCGATATACAATGATGATGGAACAGCCAGTGAGTATGCCTCTGAGATATTTAAGTATACTGAACAATCTGATATGCCGGTTAATCCATATATTTTTAGAAGAATAAAATATGATTATGCGTTAAAAGATTTCTTCTTTGAAAACAAATTAAATAGTGAAAATCAAAACCTGTACGCATATAAACGCAATGGTCAATTACATACGGTATGGCATCATGGTATTGATAACGAATTAACTGTGCCACAGACCGTTGGGGATGTTTGGAATATAATAGACCCATGGTATTATAATATAGAACATGAGAATAGAAAAGATGTATCTTTAAGGGATGTTTTCAGACATGCTAGTAGTTGTATATCAGAACAACAAAAAGATATAGTATATTTCTCCAGTGAAAAGAGTAAATATTATTTACAAACATACCCTAATAAAGTATTAGGCGGCACTATAAAAGAACATAATGGTGGATTAGATAGTTTAGTATCGGCAATATTCACAAACAGCGGTACTCCCGGAGCCATAATAGATTTTGCGGCAGCGCAATATAATACATCTTTAAATTATATTAAAGAGATATACAGAGATATATTAGTGAGTCATATATTATCTGATGAAAATGTAACATACTCTGATTTTGTTAATAATATAATTTTAGATACGATTGATGTATATGAAAACAATGATTCATTTAACGAATTGTATGGCGATTCCTTAAATACAAGTTTAAAGAATTTCATATCTTCTGCAACTAGTCTCGGAATATTCCAAAGTAAGGTTCCACATTTATTTAATAATGAGAATAATGATGTATGTCTGGTGCATCATACTGGACATCTATCTCAGATCATTTTTACCAATGCAGAACGTGAGCAGATAATTCAGAGATTGCCGTCTAATACAGCTAAACAAACTGTAACTAGTTCTAGTCAAGCATTCCCTACACCTACTTTAGTAGGACAATTATTAATAAGAACTGACCTACAAACAAAAACGAGAAAGATATATAAAACCTCATCCACGTTGGAATGGTTTGAGTTAGATTTGCTTGATACTCTGTCTAAATTAATGTTAGACGTTGAAACAAAATTATATAACGATTGTAATGAATACACTGAAAGGTATGATTTTTCCATCGTACAACAAAAAGAATTGTTTGATCAAAAATATAAACAACAATTCATCAAATTTACTAAAAGATTCAATATAGAATATCCATTTTCTATAGCAAACACATTCAAGAGTCATGATTCATTTACTTGGAATTATTATTATACACCTATTCCAGAGCATCCTAAAACTGGAATGTTCGATCCATCTACTTTTGGTTCTTGGCAAGCACTTTACCAATATGTTTACGGTACTGCGTATCCACATCAGCAACCATGGATTCTGCAAGGATATTATGACAAACCTTCTTGGTGGGATGAGACGTATCTCAATACGGATGTTAATGTAAATAGATATTGGAAAGAGTTAATGTGGATAAACATTTTAAGTGGTGTTGTCCCTAATGGTAAATTACTTCCAAATGAATCCATAGCGACTGGAACTATAGGTGAAATAGAGGAAGTGTTTTTATTCCTTCCTGTGAACATGTTGGATGTACCAACAAATGACGGTTATGAACCGGATGAATTATTACCACCATATTGGAATAGTAGTAATATTGCTAATTCTAATATACGAACATTATTCGACATAAATTCTGGTTATGGGGTTAACACTCCGAATCTAGACTACGAATTTGGACAAAATGGTACTTATGAGTGGGTATGGAAAAATTCTATCTGGCATAATTATGATTTAATGACAATATCATATAAATTAGATCCTATTACATTTTTTAATGCTGTTTTTGATTCTAAATTCAATGTTATAGATTGTTTGCAGATAGATGAAAGAATGCACAAAGTTAGAAATCACAATATAACAGTATTTCATGGCGAATTGATTGATAATGAAATATACAAGTCAGATGGTACGAACCAATGGTATGTATTTTTTAATAGATATAATTCCCTAGACGGTAA